GTGATCAAAACCCTACTCCTGGTGCCGATCCGAGACAACGACGGGCGGCCCTTCAGCCCGGAGGACTGGAAAGAGCTTGAGCAGAAGCTCCTCCGGAACTTCGGCGGGTTCACGGACGGCGGGCTGGTCCGGGGAGCCTGGAACGGCGGCGATACGGTCTACAGGGACACCAACCGCCGGTTCGAAGTGGCCCTGGACTCCTGGACGAAAGCCCCGCAGTTCCTGGACTTGGCCCACTGGACCCGGACCCACTTCCGCCAAGCGGCACTCTACATAGAGGTCGCCGGAATCCCCGAAATCCTCGGGGAGTAGGACGACAGGGGGCGCCCCCGGCCCCCTTCCTCCCACAAATCAGCTTGACATCTTAAAGCACATGCTTTATACTGGGCTTACGGGGGGTGATTCGGATGATCACGTACACGACCATCGACGGGACGGTTTTGGGTCTGGGGGAGTTGGTGCCCGAAGAGGCAACCTACTTTGACCGCTGCGTAGCGGCATACCGGGCCGGTACGGCATGGACGGCGTTCATGTCCATGGTGCGGGGGGTAGAAAACCCGCTGCTCAGGGCGACGGGTGGCATCATTACGCAGGCCGTCTACGATGCTCCGCTGTTCCGGGCCGTGCACGACCTGGAGGACCGGTTGGGCATCGCACAGGGAGCCCTGCGCTGGGATGCTCCACTGCTGGACCCGTTGACCGACGAGTGGATTACGGTTAGCCAGGCGGCCGAAGTCAAGGGCGTGAGCGTCCAGGCGATCCACGGCGCCATTGGCCGAGGGGAACTCGTGGCCACCGGCACCACCCGTAAGCAGGTGTCAAAGCGGTCGCTCGATGCATGGAGCCCCGTTGCCATCCGTCAGAGGGCCGGGCAGGCTCGGGCCGACAGGGCCAACGAAACCAAAATCCAGGAGTAGGGTTCGATCACGCTGTATTGCCGCCGACATCATCGGGGACTGCTCTCCCTGGATGTCGGCGGCAACCTCCGTTTAGAGACGCGAAAAAGCCCCCAGTCCGCCCATGAGAGGGTAGACCGGGGGCTTCATCTTAGTCGCCAGTTTCGATGAGGTGGTCAAGCCACTTCGGATCGGTGAGCCAGTCCGGATGCCGATGCCACCGTTTACGGAAGTACATCAGCGGCTCGATGCCGGTGCGGAAGTCGTCGAAGTACAACATGCTCTTCCTGGACGGATGAAAAATTACCATGGGCATCCGTGTGTCGGGGAAGATGTTCCCAGCTGCGTCCCTGCTGTGGTCGTCGGAGACTTTCAGAGCTCCGCTTCGGCACCGCACCTGGTCAACCTCACCATTACGGGAGAGCTCACCGTACTGGTGGTGCAGGTGAGCAAGAGCCGTCACGTCCGGGCCGTTGTGATCCACGGAAGCCCTCCGCTGGTTGTTCCCCTTGTTCACCGCACCGGCGCCCGGGTACCGATGCCAGGCGGCAATGCGATACAGCACTTGACCAACTGTGAGGTGAATTTCGCCGCCGCGACCGAGGAAGGGAATCTTCAACCGAGCCGCCAGTTCTTGCACAAAGTTCGCGTAGATCCCGGTAAAGCCGTCATGGTTGCCCAGGAGCAAGGCAATCAGCGATTCCCGCAGTTCGGACTCGATCAGGTCACGGCAGGCGGCAATCTGCATGTCCGGAGGCATGACGTGCTCCTGTACGCCGATGGCCGCCAGCTTGCCCAGGAACAACTCGCCGTAGTCGCCCATGCCAATCACGCCATTGCCCTTGAGCCGCCGCCAGAGGTAAAAGTACTCCTTGAGCAGCCGGTGGTCGGTACCGCGCCCGCCGATATGCCAGTCGCCGCTGAACGTCGTAGCGTAGGGCGGCAACTCCGGGATGACCACAGGCACCGTCGTTTGGGTGGTGTCCTGGTCGTGCATGACGCTTTGCGCCTGAATGATGGCGTCCAGGTAGCCGCTGGCCCATCCGGGCGCCGGCTTGGTCTTCAGGTCTGGAAATTGGACGGCGGGGACAGCGGGCTGAGCACTCGCTGTCGCTACCGATACCGGAAAGTCGTCAACGGTCACCCCTGGAATTGCGGGGCGGGGACCGGCGGGGGCTTCGTTCGTGGCCATCACATCGCGCACGGCGGCGGGCAGCGTCGGCCATTCAACGGAGGCGGCCAGGCCGTCAATGCCGCCGCTTTTGCGCAGGTCGAGGTATCGATCCTTGCACCGCTTTGGGGTCCAGGCGCCGCCGGGCTGTACCCAGTCGCAGAGGAGGGCCACAAAGGGCCACTTCATTGGAGTGCCGCCGTTTTGTTGATAATGGGGGTTCACGGCGTTCTCAGCATCAACGGCGGCAGAGACTTTCGCCAGCAAGGCCGGGCTCCAAGTTTGGTTAGCCACGGCCACCACCCCCTTTCATGGGGAGAGCATCAAGCCTGCGGGGGTGCCGGAACGTTACTGCCGATTGCCACAAAGAGCCGCTTGGCCTTCTGCCGCCAATCCTTCGCCAGGTAACCAGAAACCAGCAATGCGGCGCCCAGGTATTCAGCCTGCAGGTCGGGTACGTACTTCACCAGCACCGCGCCGGCCAGGAGGGCGGCGGTGGCCGGGAGAACGTTGGTGATGGCGAACTGAGGCAACCTCTTCCAGGAGAACGGTTCGCCCAGTTTGCCCAGGAGCGCCAGAGCAACGGTCAGGCCACAGTCCACGCCGGCGGCAATGAGCACACCGGTGAGTGCCAGCCAAAGGTCAGAGCCGAACCAGGTCACGATAGCAGTCATTCAGGATTACCTCCTCATAGAAAAGGGGCGCCATAGGGGCGCCCGTCGATGTAGGGTTTTTGGGGGGATACCGGAGTAGCGGACATGTCGGAAAAAGCCCTCTGCGGGGTTTGCAGTGCGTCACCCTTGGAATCCTTGCGGCACAGTGCTTTCAGGCGTGCCCTTCCCAATTTGGGATGTCCAACACCCTTTCGCCCCGGCGTCGGGCTTCCCAGAGCGCCGTTGTTTTCCGCTCTTGCAGTTCCTCGCGACTGATAACGGCGAGGGGCAACTCCGGATGCCGGTTCTTCATCAGCGTAAGGGCGCGTTTGCTCCTCGCGTCCATGCACCCCTTGGTTTCCCATAGCGAGTAGCGACCTTCGTCCCACAGGTGGAAGTCGGGTTTATAGAATACTGTCGCGCCCTTCTTGGCGGTGAGCTTGAACTCCGCACCCTCGTAGCGGTACCAGCGGCCTTCTGCCGGCGGGGCGTCGCTTTGGATCCACGACTGATACCCGAGGAATCGAAGAAGGCGTTCGGCGTCCGCTTCGAGGGCAGAGCGCAGGTAGTGCCCGAGGCCGGCGCGTTTGCCCGCCTTGGCGTGGAACTTGCCGCCTTTGGCCGGTGCTTTCGACTCCAGCCACTTCCGAAACTCCGCCGCCGAAGTGTGGCCGGTGTGCGCCCATTCCGCCGGCGCGGCCAGTCCCATAGGATGCTCGATGCGGGCGGACATGGGCACCACCTCCTAGCCGTAGGTCAAGGGCGCGTGTCCAGGGTCTGAACGGGCGTTACGGGTGGGACCCGGCGAATGAACGCTACCCAGTAGCCGCCATAGAGAGTCAGTAGGTCCGCTGCTTTGATCCAGTACTCGCCTTTGGCTGAGCAACTAACGCGCACGCGAACAACCGGCTGAAAACGCCCCGGTTCGGGCTCCTCCCATGTCTGCTTTGCTCCAGTCAGTAGCACCCAGTGGTTTGTGCCTTCGAAGTGGCGCTCACCGTCCGGGCGCACTTGGTAGGGGCCGAGCCCGCTATTGTGGATTGTGGTCATTCCGACGTAGCCAGCCCGCAGATATACTCGCAACCTTTTGACCCACTGCTCTTCCAAATTCCAAGGCGCCATGGCGTAAGGGTTGTGTAGATTCTGCTGCCACTCTGACATGTCAGGGGCTACGGGGTCGATTTCGACGGGCTCAATCAATCGGCGGACATGCAACCACGGACCGGCCTGAAAGAGCAAGTCTCCCCAAGAGACGGGGTGCGGCTCGGGCTTTTTACCATCCGGGTACAGTCGCAGAGAATGCTCGTACAGTTCGGGGAACGATGACTCGCCCCACCCGATGATTCCAGCCAGACAGCACGCACCGCAGTCGCCATACTTGACGAACGCTGGTGACGGTTGCCGCAAGGTCTGAATAGGCACCTCCACGCTCCAGTCAAAACGGTTGAGTTCCGTCACCGCTCACCTCTCCTTCCCTCGCTCCCGCGTGGCGTCAGTCATGGACCCAGTACTCCACCAGGCCCACCGCGGCGGTGCCGAACCCATCTACAAGGTACCCGTCGTCAAAGTTCCGGGCCCCGGCCTGCGCGATCGGAACCCCCTTGGCGGTCATGGCGCCGGGCCGAACCATGGCAACGTGCCCGATGTCCCCCGGGCGGTACCAGACGACGACGGCAGGCTGTCCCGCATTCGCGGCCGCAAGAGCGGGCCCGCTCAAAACCTTGCGCCAGCCCGCGGGCGCCCCGTAGTTGCGGAGCCAGTTGATTGTAACGTTGGCGTCCATCTCCCAGGCGTCCGCATCGCCGGGCCTTGCCGGTGAGCCAACCCCTGTCACCCAATGCGGGATTTCGGCGCCCAGAGCCCGAGAGCACCACCACACAAAGACGTTGCAGTAGGTGTTGCCTTCGCGCGGCAGCAGGGCCGGGTTCTGCGCCACGCGGAACTGCTGGATGACGAGGTTCAGCAGGTCCGGCCACCGGTCTTCGGGCTGAGAGATAATCGCCGGGGTTGCCATGTGCCAGGGCTGAACGTCCGCGCCTACCGGGGCGTCAGGGAGTGCAGGCAAGGGAAGACCGACGTAGAACACATGCTCAGGCGGTGGTGCGTACCGGGTGCGGAGGTGGGCGACTTCGCAGAACTTGCGGACGGCCACCTTGCCCCACTGAACGCCCCGAGTCGGCACACCAAGGGCCTGCAGAAACGCCCCGGTGTCCACAAACGCGGTCTCCACGCCAGCTACCGGCACCACATCCGCGCTCAAGGCGGTTCCGTTGACAACAACACGCATCTTCATGGGGTAGCCGCACCTCCTCCTGAAGTCAGATAGGCCACGATGCGGGGCCACAGGGCGTGTACGCCGCCCCCGCCCAGCGCGAGTACCAGTAAGCCACCGATAAGTTTGACGATGCCCTCGGCGCTCTGCAGAGACTCCCGAAACGCCTTGAGGCTGAACCCGGATCGGGGCTTCAGCGTGGCGACGTGTTCCTTGAGCGCCTGCAACGTGGCGCCCTGCGCGGCCAGTTCGACGGCGGTATGTTCCTGGGTCTGGGCCAAATGTTGCAGGGCCTCACTGAACTCGCCCATGCGGATTGTGCTGTCCTCTTGCCCTTTGATCAACCGACCAAGTTGGTTCGACATGCCGAGTAGCACCCCCATGTCGACAGCCATGACCGCACCGGGCGCCGCTGGGTAGCCGGGAACCGAATCCGGTGCTCTCGTCTGCGGTGGTGCCGTTTGCACCGACCATCACCTCCGATACGTTTCTGCAGGAACATTTCGGTATGCGCAGAAACATTGGACCCGCGGTGCCATGTTCAATCTGCCAAGACGCGAGCATGGCAAGGGGCGGCTGCCGCCTCCGACAGTCGCCCCACCGCACAAGTTAACCCCGCCAGATGGGCGGGGTTGTTTGCTACTCCGGGTCCGGCCTTACTTGTTGTCCGTGGGTCCCATGTCCAACACATCAATAGTGGCCATGCCCTTTTGCGCGGTCGGGTCCCATTCGACCTGTGCGGCCCCCAGGACGTTAGACAGGCCCCGGAACTCTGCCACGAAGCGGCCGGGGTCCTCGATGTGGGCGGGCACGTCTACCTGATAAGTATCGGTGGTCATGCCTGCCCGATTGCCGTGCTCGATGGTGATGGTTGCAGAATCCTTGGTCAGGGCCACCCGGCGGCGCTGGACCAGCGGGGCGGCGTCAATCTCACCCACACCGGCGAGGATGTCGCGGCCGGCCGCGCTGATGTCCCGGGTGTGCCACAGGCACAGGGAGACCGCTTCGGGCTCAGTTGGGTAACGCCCGGTCTGGAGAAACCAGGCTTCATAGAGGCAAGCGGCCAAAGCCACCTGCATGGGCGCGGCCATGGACGTACCACTCATGTACACGTAGCCGCCACCCGGTGCGCAGGAGTAGACGTCGGTGCCCGGTGCGCAGGTGTCCACTTCGGGACCCGCCGCGGAGTAGGTGGCAATCACATCGCCCATGCCGGGGTAGAGGTTCGGCACCATCTGGAACGTGCTTGCCACGGCCAGCGGGCTCTGCCATTTGGCGGGGTAGATAACCGTATCCAGAGTCAACACCTGATGACCGTCATTTCCGGCCGCCGCCACGAACAGAATGCCTGCCGCTACGGCGTCATCGACGGCGGACTTCAACACACCGTCCGTAGGTTGCGCCGGGTCGCCCCATGATGCGTTGATGATGTGCACACCCAGGTCGATGCAGCGCCGGATAGCTGCAGCCAGCCATGCGTCCTCGCCGTATCCGTCGTCGCTGATACCCTTCAGGATGATCAGGTCGCAGCCGGGCGCGCCCTGACGGATGATGCCTGAAACATGGGTACCGTGCCCAAAGTGGTCGTGCACGTCGGACGCCGGAAACCCGGGCGTAAGGTTTTCGCCCTGCCGAATGGCGGAAGCCAGATATGGATGAGTGACATCGCACCCGGTGTCGATGATCGCGACCCTCACGCCTTTGCCGGTGATACCGGCCTGATGAAACGCGGCCAGACGCCGCTCTCGGACCCAGCGACCGAAATCCGTGGACACCGGTGTTACATCGGCGGGGGTAATGACTGCTGCGGTACCGGTTGGCACATAAGGCATCTCCTTGTCCTCCTCCTCTCTAATACAAAGGGACGCCCCGTTTAGGAGGCGCCCTACGATGTGATGGTGATGTGCTTCCCGCCACCCGGGCGGGGCCGCTCCTTACAGCAACTGCAGGAGAGCCGCGTTTAGGACCTCCTGATCCACCACCGCCGCAATCATCTGTGCGATGTGCTCTTCTGCTCGCTGCTGAGCAGTCGCCGTGTCCATGGCCATCAGCCCACTTTGATTCGGGTCATGCGGTTGAACTATCTGCAACATGCCGTCCACCCGAATGCAAAACACTTCGCCCCCGGCGGGAAGGTCGCCCCTCTGCAGCCAGTATTCAGGCGGTTGGCCAGCAAGCGGACTGACCTGGTCCCAAATCTCAGCTTGATACCGGCCAAGTTCAGTTGCTTCCTTTGCAGCTCGATCAATGCCGCTCAGAACCGTTTGCACCTGAGCAAGGGTCGCCACACTACCAAGCGACCGTGCCCGTTCATAAATCTGCAAGGCTGTAAGGGCCAACTCAATAACCCCCTGTCAAGATTAGGTCACGCAGAGCTGTGTAACTCGAATCGGGACTGGCTTGGTACCTGTAGGCTGTGTTGTGGTAGGTCGCGCCACCAGGCCCCCAGTAACCACCGATCTCGTAACATATATGATCTTTTACCGCCACGGCATATTCCTGGCGAGTCGTAGATGCGCCCTTGTCTATCCACCTGTTCTGAAGCGCAGAGTACTCATAGACATGCTGAGACGAGGGGCCACCAAGAGTGAGAATACGATCCATAGCTGAGTCAGGAACGACAGCGCCCAATTTGTAGTCCCCAGCTAAGGCGGTTGCCTTGGTAGACCAACTGTTAGCTACAGGGTCGTAGGCATACATAGCATTGAGCACACTAGAGTTGTAATCTAAACCGCATATGAAGTAGCCAATACCTCTGTATACGGCTGTGGCAGCATCTCTGAGGTAGTATCCATTTCCGTACGGAACAGACGCCTTAGTACTCCAGGTATTAGAACCCGGTGTATACGCCTGCGTAGCAAGGTAGGTCGAAGTTGATGCTACCCCGCTTGGTACGTAGAGAGAAGCACCAATAGCAAACGCCTGATTTTGGATATTCGCCACGGGGGTAAGCATGGTAGCTTTCGTGGTCCAGCTATTTGCTACAGGATCATACTCATAAATTCTGGAGGAAGTACCGTCAGGCGAGTTAAGGCCACCCATGTAGTAGGCTTTTCCCGATACTACAGCAGATCCTCCTCCATAGGTAGCTATGGGCAAATCGGCCTTTGCCGTCCAGGTGCCTGTAGTGGGGTCATACGCCTGTACACTTGTTAGGCGATTTCCGACGCTATCAAGGCCCGCAGCTACGTAGATCAGACCGTTCAGTTCAAACCCTGCGCACTGATACCTGGGGTACGCGAATGTAGCCGTAGGACTCAGGTAAGAAAGAACTAACTCAATCCACTTGCTGATGGCCATCACATAAGCCTTTAGCAGGCTCATGGGTTAAGTCACCTCCAGGCCGCCGAGAGCGATTGTGATGCCGGTCGCAGAACCCTTTGCCCGGAGGATTTCGTTGGGCTCCAGAACGATCTTCAGCGGAAACGTGTAAGGCAGGCCGGGAACGTCCAGGCTGTAGTTGTACATGTAGGCGTTACCCGCCGCCTCTGCCCCCGCTGCACAGAGGTGGATATAGCCAGTCAGCGCGGCAGCAGTTGTGTTGCACAGTGTTACGGATAGAACCTCTGCGTACACAAGGCCCGCGGCGTTCGCCGTATACACGGTCCCGTAGACGTTATTCCCCAGGGCCACCGGCCCGGCGAGCCGCTTCGGACGTGCTCCCATAGTTGATCCCTCCTATCCAAATAGCATGGCGGCCACCGGGTCCAGGTAAGCAGGGGTGCCGGGCTGTCCCCATGTTCCAGGTGTACCAGCCACCGAGCAAACCCAAATGGCGGCGGTCTGGTCAATCACGAAGTCACCGACTGCAAAAGTACCGCTGACAGGGGGACCGGCAACGGTAGCGCCCACGTATCTGGAAGCCGCTGTCGCACCAGTGAGGCCGGTGGCAGAGAGCGAAGGCGCTGTTACGTTCTGGTAGAACGTCGGGAGACCCGTATCGTCGGCTATCTGAAGCACATTGACCCAATTGGGCACGCCTGCTGCGTTGGTGTTAACCTGCAAGAACAGAGCGCCGTTAGAGTCCTGCGCCCAACGATGTTCCGGTACATTGGTGTTATAGACGGTAACCGGAACGTAGTTGCCAGGGCTGGGGGGTGTGGCGTTTGTGTTCATGACCGGCAGCGTGAATCCTACCAGCCGTTTATCCACCGTACTGGTGACGGAACTGGCCCCAGCCACTGCCGTACCGATGAGCAGACTATTGGCCGGAGGCGTCCCGGTCGTGTTTGCTGTGAACCCTGCCGTGGTGACGTGGCTACTGCCGTCCAAGGTCAGCACCAGGTAAATGTAATTGGTATTGCTGGCGGTACACACGACGTTGGTTGATGCGTCGATGGTCACCCAATAGCCCTGTAGCATGGCCTGACCCAGCGGGACTGCGATGGTCAGTGAGGCACTGGTAGCAGGCAGCAAAAAACCGCTGATCACAAAATCAGCGGCGGCGATTGCTTTTAGCCACGATGTTGCATTAGCTTCTTTCCAGGTGATGCCGTCTCCGGCCGATCCGGCCACATCGTTCGCGCTAGGGAAAATCTTGACCGCCATCACGCCACCCCATCATCAGCAAATGAGTTGTCCCATGTGAATGTCCATGCCTGGGCAGTCGTTTTGGCGTCCGCCGCGAACACCGACCGGGCATAGAGCGTACCGCTGTCCGTTGTCGCTGTGGCCGCTCCACCACACTCTCCGGCCTCTGTGTAGCTGTTGCCGTTGCCCGCAGTCGAAGGCAGGTAGTATTTGGCGTAGAGGTGACCGTTGGCTACCGCTGTGGACGTAAGGGTATCGCGATATAGCTCGGTCTGCAGCTTCACATCGCCGGCCGCGGCCGCCGTTGTCCCGGCACCCAGGGCGAAGTAGGTGATGCCCACCGCCACCGTGCCCCGGAGTAGGTCCCGAATCAGGTTTAACCCCGAAGTCGGGACCATGTTGTGCACCTGGTCCTCACCGAGCAGCCTCCCGAGCCGGTCCGGGGTAAACCCGTGATCCAGCAACCATCCGCGGAGTCGCGAAAACACCCACAGCTTACGAATGAGGTGCTGCCTCCACGTGGGGGGCAGCACCTCATAACGGCGTCTGGTAACGTTGACCGACACCAATACCCCAGTGCGGGCCGCAATTTGCATGAACTCCCTCCTCTCTCATGAGGCAACCTCGCCGAAGCCGGTCTGCATGGTCTCTGTGCGCGACTCCGGACCCGCCTTGGAGTAGGTCAGTGTGTCGCCGACAATGACGCCGTCCTTGAGGCTCTTGGCCTTCAAGAGCACCTCGTTGTCGCGAATTGAAAACGCCTGGCCATTGGCGACCAGACGTTTGTAAAACTGAATCCACGACCCGACCGCAGAACCATCCAGGGCTTTGATGGTGTAGCGGTACTGATTGGCCACCGACCCGCCGAAGTCCTGAAGCTCGACCTCTTGGATCAAAAACTGTCCACTGGCGCCCACCGCCGGAACTGTGATGGTTTGGAGTTGGCCCGCCTTTAGACCCACCACCTCCGTCTCATAGGACACATCGGCGTTCAGGCGGGCGTATCTGGTCAGTTCGGCAGTTGTGGCCTCCAGGGCCGCTGTGGCGCTATCCAGCCCGTCGTAATCGGTCGATGCCTCATAAATCCCAGACGTGCCCTCGGCCGCGGCCCGTGTCGCTATCTCCGCGGGATTCTCCACTCGCACCCGAGTCGGGAACAGGCCCTGGTAGGTGACCGCAAGCGTGTCGGTGCTGATGAGAATTGTTCCGGCGTCGTCCTGGACAATTACCTGACTGCCTTTTTGCCAGTACCAATCTTTTCCGGTATCCAGTCCGAGAATGCCGACCGCTTTCGTTACTCCGTTGACCTTGACGGTCGGCACCGTCGCTAACGGGTAGTTCATGGTGAAAGCTCGGGTCTTGCCGTCACCGGGGCGACTGTCTGTTCTGACACTGGTCACGTCTTGCACAGGCCGCCCATACTGCACGTTGCGGTAGTTCTCCGGGTGCTTGCGGACTTCGATGCTGCGGATTCTCGAACTCGTGGTCACGTTCCACGGAGCCAAACTGGTGCTGCGGTCTGCGAAATCCAACGTCTTATCCGGATTGATGCGCCAGTAATACCCCGCTTGCTGGGCCAAATCGTCCAGGACCTTGCTGATCGAGACGTTGTAGTCGCCCACGTAGCGAGTGACCACCGGGCCATCCTGGATGACGCCTGCTGTCACTCCATCTGCTGCCAGGTAGTTGGTGATGGCATACTGGACAATCTGCCCGCAGGTGAGCCCGTCGTGCGTTTCTGGGTACATCCGCCGATCTGCCAGCAGGTGATTGTCCACGCAGTTGAGATTTACCCAGTGTTCGGTGCGGTCTCCGTCCTCAACCATCAGTTTTGCTGTGGGGTCCCAGGCGAATCCAGCGAAGGCGACCACATTTGCGAGATAGACCACCACGGCGTCCAACGAACCGGGGATGTAGAGGCCGGAAGTGACGCTCAACATCATCGCCGCCGTGCTGCGCTCGTTAAGTCGGTCGTCGACCCGTAGCGTGCGCTCTCGCAGGAGGTTGGTCCGGTCCACCCCGCCGATCATGAGGACAAAGCTGTTGATGGTGACGGTCAAACCGGAAAGTGTAGGCGTTGCAGTCGCCGCCGTGGTGCTCAGGATGATCTCAAACTGGATATACCTCAGCACGCAGCCGGAGATTTGACCGCCCGTGAACGCGCTCCACGCGTTCCACGCACCGCCGTTCGCTGAGTCCCGCCACCGACTGATGGTTACCGCAGTGCCCGCCGGGGCCGTTGTGGTAATGGCGGCCGAGATGGTCGGACGGCGCGGACCCGCCAGATCAAGGGCCCTGGTCGTTATCGTCGCCTGGCTCGGGTAGTCCGATACCAGGTTGCCATCGAAGGGGCAGAGGGCCAACGTGGATGCATCCGCCGTCAGGGGCGACGTAGCCGTCGCATGAGCAGCTATCTCTGCATCACTACGGGCTATGTTGGAGATGTGGAGTTCGTCGAAGGTGGTGTTGAGGTATCCATTGACGGCCCCGCCGCCGACATACAGTGACGTAGCGAATGCTGCAGGCATGTGGGGCGTGTTCTGCGTTATCTTCAATGCTCCGTCAATGTAGGCTTTCACCGTAGAACCGTTCCAGGAAACGGCGAAGTGGTGCCATCCGTCTGGCGTAACGGAATCGGGCGTATAGCTTGCTGCTGCAGTTGTACCGTCGTATGTCATCAGTTCCCAGTTGGCGGACGTTGCGTGTAGGAGAGAGAAGTACGAACCGGACGCCTGTCCCCTAACGCACCAGAGTTCGGAGTAGTTAGTGGTGCGCCTCGCCATCGCATTGACGTAAGCCCACATCTCTACCGTCCCCTGTGTAGGGGATAGACCAGTAGTGGGAATGGTCGCTGTTTCGTTGGCGCGGGTGGTGTCGGTCCAGGATGTCGCATACGTCTTTGGCTCAACCTGCACCAAATCGACATAACCCATGATGCCGTTGGCGAGGTACAGCAGGGCCTTAAAATACCATGTCCCGGTCTCGGTCGCTATTACCGAGAACGACACCCTGGTGTAGCCGTTTGCCTGACCATAGGAATGTTGGACCGCGAGATTGTCACCGCTTGCGCTCTCAAGCGCCAAAATCAAAGCGCCACCGCTGGCTGTGGTGTTCTGATAGGCGACAGTCACCGTGTAGGTCGCGCTGTTTGTAACGGCTACTGCTTGTTTCAGCGTCTGCGAATATGTGGTGGCACCACTGCTGTTCGTCGCCTTTGCGGCGTTGGTACTCATGTAGCCGCCAGACCCCGCCGCCCACACGAGGGCACCATAGAAGTTTCCTTGCGTCCAACCGGTTAACCCGTTCTCGAAACTGCCGTTGGTTACCAGGGTAGTCGTGCCCTCTTCGATGAAGAGTCCCTGTCCCGTTCCACCGGGGCGCCAGTCGGTGAGACCGCCCTCCTCGACTTGCCAGCCATCCGTCCAGAAAGTGATAGCCTGGGCCGGGGTATCCGTATTGGGGATGAAGTTGATCGTTCCACCGACAGCGTCGGCAGTAACCTGCAACGAGTACCGTGTCCATGCCGGTCCTAGCGTGATCAGGGGGCCTGTCACGCCACCAGCGCCAACGCTCGTCGCCCCATTCAGCGTGATCTTAAGCGTGCCAGTGCCCGTGAGGTATAGACTTGCCCTGTAAGTTCGCCCTGGTTCGGCGTTGAAGGACACTCGCGTCCCTTGATACGCTGCAGCGCCATCGCAAACCACCTTCAGGCTGGCGCTTCCATGCCACGCTTTGCTAGAGTCACGCGTCAGGGTGGTAACCCCGCCGCCATTCGTTACGAAACCAGAGATGTCCGTCTCCACGTCGGCCTGATTCGCGGTGAGCAGGTTCTGGTACCGCCCGTTTGGATACCGCGGCGCGCCCGCTGCTACCTGTACCCCCGTCTCCGGGTGGTAGGCTACAGAGGCGCGCGTAAACGCCGGTGTAGGCCGGTAGAGTTGCACAGCACCGGGGGTAGACACCGCATCGGCTTGTGGGGGGAGGGCACCTGCCTGCCAGTCGGCTTGCGAATTGATGACTCGTTGTGCCGGGGTCGTCACGTCCTCACCCCCAGTTTCATCAGTGCGCCGGGCTGGTGTCTGATCATGGATTCAGCCAGTACGCGGCCATCCAGAATCTGCTGGATGATCATCGGCGCGCCGGACGCGTTGGCACCGGTCGACGCGATAGCTGGAGACACATTCGGCCTTGGCATGGAATTGGCGACGGTAGCAGCAACGCGATGGGTAAAGGCGCTCATCCGTTCCCATAGGTCGGACAGGGGGATGATCCCCTCTCCCTGCGGGTCGGGTGAGTCACCCACAACGGCCAGGGTCGGCCGGGTGGCGATTGCACCGCTGGCGAGGTGAGGCAAGCTGTCCACGATGTTCTGGCGGGCCTGGTCGCGCGACAGGTCCGGGAATGCTTCGACCACCAAGTCTACGGCGTCCTCGATAGCGCCCATCTGGGCCAACTGTGCAGCCTGATCGAGTTTGCCGATTCCGGGCGTCAAGGGCGCGCCCACGGGCTGCGCAGTCACGGGCGTCGTCTGCGCTGCGGCTGTTGGGGAAGGCGCAGCAATCGGCGTAAACGGTGTTGTCGCCGACCCGCTGGTAGTCGCAGATGGGACCGGCAGCGAAGGTCCCGCAACTGGTGGCACCATAGCCGCCAACGAGGCAACACCGGCGTTCCAGTCGGCGATGAACCGCTGCTGCGCGGAATGCTTGTCCTCGAACGAGGTTTTCAGGTCTTCCAATTCTTGCTTGTACCGCGTCTTGCGGTCTTCCTGTGCCCGGTTCCAGGCTTCAAATTCATCGGCCTGGCGGTCCTGGAGTGCCTTCAGCGCGGCCTTTTGCTGGTCGTCGTAGGCTTTCAGTTGGTCGGCCTGTTCACGTGCGAACCGCTTCTTGCGTTCGGCCTGCCGCTCCTCGAAGGCCGTCTTATCGTCTGCCAACCGCTGCTCATAACGCTTCTTGGCGTCTGCCCGCTTGCGATCGAACCCGAGTTTTTCGGCTGCGATTTCGGCTTCTTCCCGCTGAAGGCGCCTCGCCTGGCGCCCTTCCCAACGAGTCTTCTCGTCCTCAAGTTCGCGCTGATAGGCCTGGAGAGCCGTCGTTTGGCTTTCCTCCACGCCCTTTTTCTGGGCGTCCTGCTTATCCTTGAGGGCCTGAAGGTCAAGGTCCTTCTGCGTCCGCAGGGCGTCCATCTGATCCTGAAGTTGCTCTAGTTGACCCTTACGCTTCAGATCGGTCTCAAACGCAACCTGGGCTTCAAGGGCGGTGCCAACCCGCTCCTGCGCATCGGCGATGGCCTGCAAATCGCCCTTTGCCAACGCCTTGCCCAGTTCTTCCTGCGCCTTATGAACGCTCTTGGCGAGCTCTTCGCGCCGCTTGGCGGTCTGCTCGATCTCCTGCTGGTCCTTAATGGCATCCTGCTGGCCCTTCAGGGCCGCGACCTTAGCGGCGTAGTCTTTATCGACCGCCGCCCGCTCTGCATCCTGGCGCTTGCGCAGGGCCTCCAGCTCATCCGACTGTCGATCCTTGAAGGCATTGAGCAGATCCTGCTGGTGCCGCTCGTATGCGGTTTTCTCGCGAGCCTGGGCCTCCTTGAATCGGTCCAACCGGTCCTGCAGCGCCTGCTCTTCGGCGCGTTTTGCGTCCTCCTGCCTGCGCTCGAAGGCGGTTAGTAGATCCTGCTGGTGGCGTTCGTAGGCGGTTTTTTCCTGGGACTGCCCTTGCTCGAAAGTGGCCAACTTGTCCTGCTGCGCCCGCTCAAAGGTGGTCCTGGCGGCCTCCTGGCCGTGTTCAAAAGCAGCTAGCTGGTCCTCCTGCCCGTGCTTGAATGCTTCGGTCTGGTCCTGAACCGAACGGTCAAAGTCGGTCGTGGCCTTGTCATTCGCCCGCGAAAACGCCACATCGAACTCTTCAAGGTACTTTTTCTTGTCGGCGGTAGCGTCGGCCGCCGCTTGGGACTCGACATCCCTGGTCGCCTGGGCGTTTTGCTGGGCCCGTCGCAGCGCGATGCTGGAGATATCCCGGTCGTTAGAAATGGGCGCGTTGCCGCTTTGGGCGTGAAGCTTGTCCATGTTCGCTGCCGTGGTTTCGATCTGCTCGTTGATTTTCGCAAGCTGGTCCCGCAGGTGGGCGGCGCTCTTGACGGTCGACACGAACTTGCCGCCGGGCGACACGATGGCGTTCCCCCGCGCTTCGGCCTTGACGATTTCCTCCTGCAAACTCTGGCGTTGCTCCACCAGCGATTTCAGGGCGTCGCGGTTTTTCGCTAGTGCGGCCTCGTTGGCGGCCGCCACGTTTGCGCGGGCAGCGACCGTGTTTTCCCGCAGTTTGTCGGTGTCGAGTGACACAGCTTTTCCGTGGTCGTCCCACTTCTTCACCAGCCCCGGGAACGCGTCGCCAATCTCCTGGATGATCCGCTTCTGCTCTTCGCCCGCAGCCTTGCGTTCGGCTTCGGACTTACCGCTGTCGTTCATCGCCTGGGTGAGTTGACCGTACCGACTGGACAGTTCGACCAGTGACTGCGCCTGCTTGTGCTGCTCTTCCTGGGCCCTCTTCTGTGCGTTGATGAACGCCGCGACCGCAATCGTAGCGGCAGCCAGCCCGGCGACAATCAGGATGATGGGATTGGCGGCCAGGAAGGTCATGGCCTTCGCCAGCAGGGCCACCGCACCGCCCGCTTTTTCGGCCGCAGTGATGAGAGCGTTCAGACCAGGCACCAGTTTGGCGATTCCCCCAAGCAGAGCAGCGAAATTAATCTGGGTAATCGCTACTGCGACCAAACCAATGGTCGTGGCCAGGACGCCAAGCTTGACAATGGGCTCGTCCCATGCCTTGGCGATGGTCCTTGCAATCGCAGCAAGCGCCACACCGGCCGCAATGAACGGCAGAAGGGGGACCGTTGCTCTTAGCGCGTGAAGCGCCATCTGGGCCAAAGCTGGGACCATGGCGCCCATGATGGCCCCGGCGAGCAGCGTGATGTTTCGGTGAAGGCTTTCGGGGATGATCGCGTTGATAGCCTCGCGGATGCCGCCACTCTTCAAATGAGTCGTGAACTCCTCAAGCAGGGCGTTCGCCTTTCCCAGAATGCCCTTCAGGTCAAACGCCTGGATCAGGTTGGCGCCGATGATGCGCCCGGTTGCGGCCAGCGAATCCTTGGTGTTGGACCACATGCCTTCCAGGCTATGGCTTTGGGCCTCCATCAAGCCGCCAAATTTCGCGTTCATGCCTGCCAGGATGGCCGGAATGGCGACCGCAGAGCTGATTGCACCTTCCTCGGCCTTTTTCATGGCGCCCGGGACCGTGGTCCCTATGGCGTCAGCAAGCATTTGCCATGCCGGAATGCCAGCCTTAGCAAGTTCGCGCATTTCCTCGGCGGAAACTTTGCCCTTGGCGCGCATCTGGCCGAGCGAGTTGGTCACCCGGTCAATCATTTCAGCGCCGCCGCCCAGGCCGGCCACGGCATCGCCTAACGTGGTCATGATAGGCATCACATCTTTGGCGGCGAAACCAACGGCCAAGAGATGCTTCGAGGCTACCAGCAGGTCATTGAACTGGAACGGGGTGCGGGCAGCGAACTCTTCCATTTGGCGCAGAAACGTGTCGGCTTTTTGCGCCGATCCGAGCAGAGTCGTAAACGCAATCCGGTTCTGCTCCATGTCGGCGGCCAATCCGATTGACGCAGCGCCCAAAGCGCCCATAGCCGCCCCAACCACCGAAAAGGCCGTTACTACGCTCCGCGAGGCCGCCATCGCATCGGTTCCAAGCGTTTTGGTCATGGCCCGCTCGACCTGAGCCATGCCTTTGTTGAAGTCTTTCAGGTCTGCACCGACTACGACGAGGAGTTCGGCTAAGGTCGTGGCCATGTGCGCCCCCCCTTCCCATCTGCAATCCAACCGCTGTAAAAACGAAAACAACCCAGCAGAACAGCCAGGTTGCCTAAAAGCATCGCGCAGGAATTTTCGGTTAAAGCTCGAACTGGATTCGCTATGGATTTCGATATGGAGGGGTTGTAATGTTCAGGTTGTCGCGCGTTTTCCTCTTGACGATCGGCATCTGCCTCGCGGCGGCTACCGCCGTGGCGGCTGGCCAGACCTATCAGGGCTTCGCTGTCGTAAACGTAGTCGTAAATGGGAAGCCACTGCAATCAGATGTGCCGGCAGTAATCTTTTACGGCCGCACCGTGTTGCCGTTACGGGCGGTGGCGGATGCGGCAGGCATGGATGTGGCGTGGGATACCGCGGCCAATACCGCTACCCTTACCAGCAAGGTTGTTAAGACAGACAATACCGCAGGCCAACAGCTTGCTGATTTGAAGACCCAGGTCGACCAACTGCAATCGGACAACTCCGGGCTGCGGGCCCAGTTAGCGCAAGCCGCTAGCGGTCTCACCGCTGCCGAAGCAACACGACTCAAAGCCATGACCGAAGGGGACTTTGAAACATATCTGCAGCAGAACTTCGGGACTCTCGGCGGAAACAAGCTGGATTATGGGAGCCTGGAAGGCTATAACAACTACTATTTCACATGCCGGAATGACGAGACGTGCAGAAGCATCAGTGTCCACGACCGGCTGAACTGGCTGGACCGTTTCGCGACGGCTCTGACCGCCCGGCATGCGAACGCGCAATACAGTGGCAGCCTCTATTTTGACTATTCGTACCCGACGCTGACCTCTGTCCCTGATCGATATATTGGCGATGCGCACCTCCAAAGCGACCGCAAATGGCGCGTCCATCACTTTGTCATGGGCGTTTCACGCGTCGATCTTCAACAGTTCGGCGGCCTTCAGCCCGCCACCGTTTCAATGGGAGACGACTAGCCGCCATCGCAATGTTTCCAGATTGGAGTTACCGTGCGCCGGCCCGCTTGGTCTTTCCAGTGACGGCCTCCAGCACCGCAGCCAGTTCTGGTTCCTTACCAGCGAGTGCGTTGAAGAACTTCACCAGGTCTCGGGAGAGCGGCGCCAGGTCCAGCAGACCCACGATGCGGCCAACTTGATCCTCGGTCAACTCGGCGTCTTCCTGTTTCAGGCCGATCCAGAGGAAAGTTCGCAGGGCCTTCAGGTCGGGCTTCTTGTCGGGCACCAGTGCTTTGCCGAGGGCTTCGATTTCGACGCCGAAGGTTTCGCTCAGTTCGATCAAGGCGTTCAGGTTCAGGTCGATTCGCCGGGGTTTGTCCAGGTCTACCAGGATTACATTGCGTTCAGCATCGGCCATATCTCTCGTTCCTCCCTTGATTTCAGGCACGCAAAAAGGCCGGTTAAGCACCGGCCTTTGTTGTCGTCATGAGTAAACCTCAACTATCTGTCCACCGCAGGCGGCATTGAGCATCTTCACGATCGAAATCTGGTCATCTACGGCTTGCGGTCTTTGCGCCCGCTTTGAGCTTTCAAGCGCAAAGAAATCGGTCGGCTTGGCCTCTACCCCAACCGAGGCCATGATTGTGGCGGCAAGCACACCGGCCCGGTAGTCGTCCGCCTCTCGCTCCTCGGTCCTGCGTTGGACTAGAGCGTCAAACTCGCGCGGGGTGGTGCGCCAAAACCCTTCCTCGGTGAGATGCAGTCCGACCCGGCCGGTTGCCCATAGGTCGTCCCAACTAACCAGAGCATCGCTCGCCCCGGCCTCGCCGTCCGCCTGCTCCGATTTTTGCGGCAGGGATTGGTTGCAAGCCCCATAGACGAGGCTGACGATTTTCTCCAGGCCGCTAGAGACCGCCAGAGCATAGACGGTGCCCCTGGCGATATCCGGCTGTTCATCGAGCAGGAGTGCCCAGAGCAGGGTTAGTACCCCGTCTGCGTCCAGAGCGGTCCACGTCTCCGGCAGCAACAGACTGCGACTCGTCACATCCTCAAAGGACCGCATGGCCCCGAAGGTCAGGATAAGCCTCCGGGGCCTGTCCAATTGCACCGTAGTCGTCGGGAACGGCCTCACTGGTCACACCCCCAGGTTAGGCCCTGGCCAGGTTGACGGTGTACGTCTTCGCCGCCTTGTTGGTTTCTTTGACGCTGATGGTGATAGGCGTCACACTCCCGGCACCGCCGAGGGTGATGGCGCTGGCGGCCACCCCGGTTGCGACTGTCTGACTTGTTCCACCCGCCGTGATGGTGATGACGCCGGCGGCCGCGGTCGGCGTGATGATGATCGAGGTAACGCCCGTGAGGACGGTAGACACATAGGAGGTTACCGATCCGGATGCGGCCGGGACTAGGGTTGCGCTGTTGTTTAGCGTGAAGAACGGCGTCGTCAAGCCCGTGCTGGTGGCGACGGCCAGGACCGGCTGGCCGGTGATTTTCAAGGAGGCTTTGAACCCCAGCTTGGTATCCTTGGCCTTGGCGTCGTCAACTTCGAACGATTCCACAAGGGCGTTAAAGGTGAATGTAGTCCCGGTGGAGGCCGGGAACGTGATCACAAACGCCTGCACGGTGCCGGCGTTCATGTCGGTGACGAGACCAATCTGCCCGTTTGTGTCGCTTCCAATGAAGTTGCCGTCAAGGTTCACCGAGCCGCCGCTCAAAATGCCGCCGATGAATTCCTCGTACGCGGCGGGGGACTGCATGTTGGTGACATCGACGGTGCTCTGCTTGAGTTTGGGGCTGCCAATTGTCGTCAGTTCAGCAATGACGTTGCTCGCACGCGTTAGAGTGGTTCCAAAGGTTACAACCGCAGCACTGGTCATAGACGATTCCTCCTTGCAATTGGGAAAAATGAACACAGCCAAAGCCGATACGGCTCTAGCTGTTGGTTTGGGGGCTTATGATCGTCGCTTTCTCACTCCGCATGCCAAAGGAACACATCCACAGGGCAGTGGTAGACACGCGTCTCGCCGTCATAGAGGTCCGGTTGGTCCTCCACGAATGACGCCTGGATGTACAGGTCGCCCATCAGGCCCACATAGCCGGACAGGGCCGCCTTGACCTGGTTGGAAACGCTCTTGGCGGAAAGGTAGGTCATGGCCCAACATGAAATCTGAAACCGCTTATGGACCAATCCAGCCGGGCCATCGTGGGCGTACTCGTGTTCGCCGCTGATCTGAGAAAATGTAATGGCCGGAAGCGTTCCCGCCTCCGGCATCACCAGGGGATATATCCGGTCTGCAACCAGAGACTTTAGGCCGGGATAGCCTGTTAGGTAGGTGTACAGTGCTTCCTCGGTGGTCGTGCTCATCGCAGCACCCTAGCCAATCCCACCAGTTTCGCCCGAAGGCCCTCGGTGATGGTAACGAGCACCCGCTCTTTGGAGGCGTCGAACGCTGGACGAAAAAATGGATGCGGCGGCACGTGCCCTACAACATGTCCGCCCTCGCCCAACTTTCCGCCTTTGACCAGCAGGTGACCAAACTCTACCAGGTGTCCAGCAGCGGATATTTTGCGATCGGTTGCCGCGATGGCGGAGGCGAAATCCCTACCTCGGCGTCGTCCGATCTTGGCCTTTAGCGCCTTCTTGAGGCGGCCTTCCTTCACGGGGACCCGGCTATCAGCCTCATCCCGGATAATCACTGCGCCTTCCAGGAGCGTCTTTTCAGTTTCGCGAGGCTCCAGGGCTTTGATGGCTAGTTCAAGCGCCTGCAGGGCCTCCTCGAGTCCTTGCACCTCTACACCAGCCATCAAATCACCTCCCGACAGGTCAGCCGCAGTTTTCGGTTGCGCAGGTCGATGTCCGCCACAGCCCGGATGTCGTAAATGGTGGTCCCGAACTTTATCCGCATGGTGGGCTTGACACCAATCCGATAGCGGATTGTGACGATGGTCCATTGCTCCGACGTGTCACGGGCGTCCGCGAACCACTCTTTGCCTTGCAGTGGCTCTATCCCGGCCCAGATGGTGGCCAGATCTTGCCAGGTTGTTATCGTACCGCCCATGCTGTCACGGGCCTGCACCGGCATCTGCAGCACAACCCGATGGCGCAGAAACCCCGCCGAAATGGTCTCCGTCGTGGGCATATCCTCACCACCAGTTCCAGATTCGGTATGGCGCCCAGAGGGCATCGACGGTAAAGGGCACCTCGATAGCCTGCATACCGCGCCCGGTGATGACCGTCTCCCGGTTCTCATAGAGGTGACTGATGAGCAGCTTCAAGCCTTGTCGAATTGGTTGCGGCACTTTGTCTGCCGTGCTGCCGTAGCCGCAGGTGAACGGGATCGTGACCGAGTTCGCCGACTGCGGGATATAAATGGGCCACAACCGGGCATAGGCCAGGATCAAACGGCCTGGTTCGGAACCGGTGTCCACGATGTAGTTGCTGGAATCCCAGTTGGCCGAAATGTTGGCTGAGTTCACATACGAGATGGTCCCAATGCTCTGCAACCGCGGCAGTGGAATCGTCAGCCTGTCCTCGTCATAGGGAAATTGGTCCAAGACGAGGTTCCATGTCTGCGTGATCAAGGCGCGGCGGAGGTGCAGTTCGGCAGTCTGCCGGGCTACGGTAATCAGGGCGTTCAGCAGGTCATCCTCCACCGACGTAACGGCAGATTTGATGACCGTCGCGCCGAATTCGCAGGCCGCCATGGCCACGGTGGCCACAAACCGAACATAGGCCTTGGTGCCGGTGTAGGACATTTCATAGGTGGCGTTGTTGTTGGCCGTGGTTGCCTGAGCGAACGCCCCGCCAACCACATCGACATACGACCCGTCAACGTCCTGATCCGACTCCTGCAGTTTGGCATTTACAGTGCCGCCTGTTCCGAAGGCCCCAGCCTCCAAAACGACGACCGCCTGGTAGCCGGTCACGTTGACGCCGGCACCTTTGAGGCTGTAACTAGCGGCAATTCCATGCGAACCCGGCGCGATGGACTGGACGGGCAGGATGTTGGTCGCCAGGTCCGTTGTATCCAGGCGCAGGTGAGTTTTGACCTCGGCCAGAGTCAGGGGTTCGACTGCCGGAGGCGTAACCTCCACCAGCGACCAATGTTTCGAATCTGTGATGCGCCGGAACGCCATGGCCAAACCCTCCCTTCAAGCCCGGCCGCACTACCGCAGGTACAGGTAAACCGTGCCGGACTTGGCGTTTCCGGCGTTCGTGATGCTCAGTGCCAGCGTATCGTTCGCCACCACGCCCAGCGAGGACGCCAGCACCTGCTCTGTGGCCGCATTGCTGCGGTTGGCCCCCGCGCCCATGAGCACGTCGGTGCCATCCTGGTCGTTTACCGTCACGTCATACTGGTCGGTCGGCTGCGCGCCGGCCGTACCGGGGACTGTAACCAGGCGACGGATTTCGCCCGAGTACGCCCCGTCCGTCGTGGCCGTCGCGATGCCGCCCGCCGTGCTTGTCCACGCGAACGCGATTTTCTTCATGGTGCTGTAGGTCTCTTCGGCAATGGTCACGGTACCTGCCATGCGATCACCCCTTCAGCAAAGGGGCCGGGCAGCGCCCAGCCCCCGCCGTTATTACGAACCGATGACATACCGCAGGAACACATGAACCTTGCCAGCGGTGAACGCCTGGGTGGCGATGGTAAACGTTACGTTGCGGGCCTGGGTTGTCTTTACCGCCGTGGCGGCCGAACCGACCGGTACCACATCATGCCGTCCGGCATCCCACGGGTTGCCGCCGTTGCTCACCGCGATCGCGGCTACGATGTCGTTTGCCCCTTCGACCGAGATGGCCATGGTGCCAGCGTCCCCGCCTGCCGTGGTGCAGGTGGTCTTAACATCAACCATGCCGTCCAGGATGACCGCGTTGGCGGGGATGGTCACACCGGAGTCGATTGCAGAAATGGCCCCACCGTTAACAGCGAAGTCGTAGGTGGCGCGCGCCACCCGCACCGGGTGAAGCCCGTCCGCGTTGGCGGCGACGAGGTGGGACTCCGCGACGGACAGGCCCTGCAGTTCGTTACTGCCGAACTTGATGACGGTGGCCAGCCCGAGGTCGAAACGGATTTCACCGACAGTGGCCGATTTCACCGAAACATTGCCGACCCGCTGCGCGATCGCGTTCGCCGCAGTTGGGGCCGTCAGAGTCCACCCACCGGCAGTGGCGCTCAGGTAGACCGGATCGCCCGCGGTGGCCGCGTTGGTGTTCAGGGCGGTCAGTGTATGGGTGCGATAGGCCGTGCCGGTGGCACCGCTGGCGACAGTTCCGTGCATGATCAACGTGGCCAGCTTGCCTGCCGCATCGGCGTCGGCCTTGTTGACCACAAACGCCGCACTGGCGGCATTCCAACCGCTGACATAGACCAGGTCGCCTTCGACCAGGTTTTCGCCCGCATAGATGGCCAGCGCCGTAACGATGCCGCCCGAGGTCGTACTCAACGTGCCGCCGGTAACGTCGAGCGTGGCCCCGGACGGGATCTGCAGAGTGAGCGTGGCCGGATCAAAGACCGCAATGTTGCCACCGGTGATCTGGTCAAACCACTCCAGTTTCCCGGCGTTCCAGCGGGACCCTACATTGGTAACAGGCATTCGGGTGCCTCCCTTCGGGTTAGCAAAGGACCGGCCACCCCAAGCGAGGCGGCCGGTCGTCACGGGAACGATCAGGCGAGGACCGTGGCCGACTGGGTGCCCGCATACCGGGACCCGCTCAGGGCGACCGTAGCACACGCAATCACGCTGTTGGCGCCGTTGGTCAGGGACAGTTCAACCCATGGCGAATCGGCGGGCAGTTCGGCGGAATCCAGCTCGATCAAGTACATGATCGAGTCATTGGCGCTCGGGGTCAGGCCGGTCGCCGCAACCAATGTGCGGGCGCTCAGGACATCACTGGCGGTCGTCTCGCAGGAGTAAACATGGAACGGAATGGCCGTCGCAACGCCTGCGGTAGCCAGGGTGCAGGCATTGACAATGATCTTTGTGAAGGTCGCCGCACTGACACCGATCGACAGGGTGATCGTGGCATGGTTGTGCCGCCCCAACGTGAAGCGATCCGCAAGAACGCCACCGGTGATATCCACCGGGGGCAGGATGTTCACCACATGGCCCATCTCAGCCGTAACAAAACGCATGGTAAGGCCCCTTTCTTTGGAAAACAAAAAGAGCCCGAAGGCTCTCAGGGTGGATTGGTGATGTCAGAACAACCTCGGTTGGAATGGCTTGCTAAGCCTAGCGCCCTTCGACATGTTGTCTTTGGCCCAAAGGGGCTGAAGATTATCCGACCCCCAGCATCTTTTGAAATCAGAGTGCTCCGGGGTTGAATAGTTAAAGGCCGCCCGCGGGATCACATGGTCAATGTGCCACTCGCCCATGTTCTCCCATGACATTCCGGGCAAGAACTTTTGTTCAAGGTGCGCCATTAACTGTTCCAGGGTGTAGCCAGCAAGCGATTCCCAAGACCTTCCGTTCTTTCTGTCTCGAAGGGCATTTCTCATCACTGCACTAACTCGCTCATGAACCTGTAGGGCCGGATTGTTTGCACGCCTCTTTCTAGCTCTAGCCGCGACCACCGCCCGCGCTTCATCAGGCGACAGTTTGTCCCGCCAATTGTTGCCCTTGTTCCATGCCACTGTTCCCTTACGGGTCGCAGAGATTTTCGCCCGAACTTCAGGGTTGCGGTTCGCGTTATTGGCGCTGAGTCGCTCCAGATACTGCAGGCGACGTTCTTCCGTCCATCCGGCCTTTGTAGCGCGAACGGACTCTACCCGCCTCCGTATATGTTCAGGCGTTTGTTTGCGGCCCGTAAGGGCATGCGGGCTCACGTTAGCTTCTCGTTGCCAAGGCTACGAACGGGCTCAGGGTGTTGGCAGAGCCGGACGCCGGGGTCAGGGCGGTCTTCCACTTGGGCTGTCCGTTGACACGCATCGTCCACCGGAACGTCATCTCATCGTAAATGAACCGGACATGCATGGACGAGGCGCCCTGCAGGCCATCCTTGCGGACAAGGACATACTGGCTCAGGTCGGCCAGCACGATGTCACCCACGGTGCCCAGAGTGGCGGCCTGTTCAATCGGGATCAAGGGAGCGCCGTACAGGGTGTCATACGGCAGGCCGCTGGCGCCGTTGGCAGGCATGAACACGGGCAGACCACCGGTACCCACCGCCAGGGACATTTTGTGCAACTGCGGCTCGATGTCCTGGTTGTAAAACCAGACCATTTTGGCGCGGCTTTTCGCCCAGAGCCGAGACCGCATGTTGACGATGTTGTCCCACATGATCGTCTTGGCCCCCTGCCCGGTCTCTTTGCCAACCGTCACCAGGCAGGGGGCCTTGGTGATGCCCAAGCACTGACCGGCGCCGGTTCCCTGGAAGATTTCGTCGTCCAGCTTGTACCCGAATTCCGAACTGAACGCATCCCCGTAGATTTTGCTCATGGCCGGGGCGTCGCGGAGCAGGCGGTCGGTGGCGTAGGCCAAGCCCTTGAGGTCCTCCAGGCGGGTTTCCATCTTGCCGATCTTAGGCCGAGTGGCGTTGACAGCGTCGGCTTCGTTGGCGCGGTAGACCTGCACGCCGCCCCAGCGGGAACCGGTGACCCGCGAGGTTTCATCGACATACGGGACTTCGAGCGAGTCGGAGCCCTCGCCGATTTCGACCGGGTCGCACCGCGAGGCCAGAACACCGGTCTCATAAGCGCGCTGGAAAATCTGGTCCGAGTACTCGGGGTGAATCAGGAAACCGCCATCCGAGGGAATGGAGCCCGCGCCGCCGGACGGATCACGCACTTCCAGGAGGCGCCTGTCGACCTCACCGCCGCGATATTCGCCGAATGTAGTACCGCGGGGCGCAGCCGCAGCGACGATCATCTGCAACTGCTCACCGAAACTGCGGAATGGCTTGTCCAGGGACCGCTCGCGGCCAACCTCCACGCCACTCGCGGCAGCCCGCGGCGCAGGGATCTTACGGAGTTCAGCCTCTTCGGCGGCGACAGATTCCTCGGCGGCGATCATGGAGTCGAAGCCGCGGGCCTCGGCGGTCAGAGCTTGGACTTTGGTATCCTCTTCAGCGGTAAAGCCCCGGTTCTCACCCTGAACCTTGGCCAGCAGGGCGCGGGCCTCGGCAATTTTGGCAGCTTTCGCCTGCCGCATCTCGATCAGAGTCAAGGTTGGTTCCTCCTTTTCATTGCAACAAAAATGGCCCCCCGAATTCGGGCGGCCTGGATGGACGGGTTTTCGGTTAGTTGCCTTCGAGTGCCAGGAGGTCTAACTCCCGGCGCCGCAACTCCAGCACGTCGCCCGTCTCGGTGTGGCTGGGCGCCGGCACCGATTCGGCTCCGCTTGTAGTGGTGGCTTTGGAGTGGGCTCGTTCGCCCGGCTCCGGCTCCGACTGCAAGGCGGACAAAACTAAAGCGGCTCTGTCTTTCGGCAGGCCGCTCATCAACGATTTCAGCTGGTCATCGGACATCGTGCCCATGGCGCCCTGGATGGCGTCGATTTGGTCCGGCTCGTCCAGAAGCCCCAAGGCGGATCCATGGATGGTGTGGATGGCGGTTGTGTCCTCGGCACTATGCCGCTTGCCCGCCCTGGTCTCCGGCTTGGCGCCGTGGCCGCCTGCCGCCCCCATGGCGGCGTTTCGAGTGGCCCAGCGCACGCCCCTGGCCCTGGTAGCCTTCGGCAGGTAGGCGATTTCGACCGGTTCCAGGTCGCCCAACAGAACCGCCCCGTCCTTCATGATGTAGGATACTTTGAAGTAGTCGCCGGACTGGCGGTCCTCAATCACCACGCTGGCCGTGCGGGGAGACACAACCTCGTACCGGGCGTATTCCCAGCTTCCGTCCATGATGGTCCCGAGGTTGCGGACGGCTCGCCAGATGGCTTCCAGGCGCTCGTAAAGGTCATAGTCGTCGCCCTCGGCGCCTTCGCCCGCGTCTTCCCGGCCGTCATCCTCGGCCAGTTCTTCAATGCAGTCAGCATACTCGCCGATGCATTCCTGCATCATGGCGATACAGGCGTTGAGTACGGTCGGCTCCTTGACCGCCACGTCAAGCAGCGTTCCGGTGCGCTGGAATAGTTCCGCCCCTTCGTTGAGGCATTCGGCGCATTCCTCCATGGTGTCATCGCTCATCTCGGTCTGCCCGCAGGCGACGATGCATTTCGCTGCCGCCAGGGCGCCGTTAGCGCACAGGCCTCGGCACGAATCGGCGTTGGCCTGGTTCCCGGCGATGGTCGGCAGCAGGGCAGCGCATTGCTGGGCGATAGCCCGGCACTGCTGCACCAGCCCAATCAACTCCTCTGGCGTCATTGACCTCTTCTCCTTGTGGACCCGTTTGGTGTTCCGCTCTTGTTCCTTGGACGTCTTGGCTTCTGCGCTTTCGGCCTTGGAGGACCGCTCCTGCACCTGGATTACCTCTCGCCGCGGTTCAGGCGCAGTCGCAATCGGACCGGCCTTCGTCCAGATGTCCAGGGTGCTCCTCATCAGCGCCGCGAGAGTGGGGTCTGACAAATCCCCGTTTCGCAGGTGCTTGTCCAACCGTTGCATGCGCTGCATGACGTCGGCCGCGCGCACGTCCGTGATGGGCGTGTTCTCGTTCGCACCCCAGGTTACGGGGCCATATTCATATAGGCGAACCTCTGTCAAGTGCCGCTTGCCGTCTGGCGACCGAGCGGCCGGAATGTCTTTCAGCGACTCAAAGGCGAAGCTCTGCTCGTTCAGCACCCCGTCTTCGATGAGCAGGAGCACGTCCTTGCCGTAAGTGGTGGGTGTGACCTTTGTCTCGTGGTAGGCCCCGAAGCTGCGCTCCTCCAGCACCAGAGGCTTTCCGAGCAGTGCGGAATACGGATCATGCTGATAGGCGCACTTGATCCGAGGGTGGGCACTCGTCGGTCCCCATTCCGCCATGGTTTTGGCGAAACAGCCGGCATTGAAAATCGTATCGTAGCTGTCCACCGAGCCGAAGTTCGAGAAGTAGCCGGAGAAAATTCCCTGTTTGGCGTCAACATCTCGAACCTCCATCAACGAGAACCGGCGTTCGAGTTCAGGCATTCCCATTCGCCTCCTTTCCCTTTGTCGTTACCGGCACCGCTTGCGGCAATTGACCGGCCGGAACCATGTTGAGCGGCTCCAGATAGTCATCGCCGCCAGGAATCGGGTTGCCGCCTTCGCGCTCCAGAATGTCGTTCGCAGACAGCCAGCCCCAATTACGACCAATTGCATAGGCTTCGTACCTGCTCTTGATGTCGCCGCGCAGCCGTCCGTCGACGAAATGCTCGACGAAGTATTCCTTGCGTTCGGTCGGGGTCAGCAGGCGCATGTCGATGCCTTTTTCCCACCTGACCAACCACGGCGTCAGGGTGTCCTGGACGTACTCCAGCGACTGATGCTCGATGTTGGAAAAAGTGGCTGAGGCCATTTCGTTGATCTTGTGGAGCGGCATACGATACATCCGGGCGACTTCCACCACTTGGAATTTGCGCGTTTCAAGAAACTGAGCATCCTCGGGCGGGATGCCCACCTCATGGATGGTGACGCCCTCTTCAAGCACCGCCACCCGATGCGAGGCGTCAAGTCCGAGGTGCCGCTTTTCGAACGACTCCCGCAGGTTCTGCTGCCCCGTGTCGCCGAGGTGTCCGGGGTGAGTTAGCACAATGCCGGGCCGAGCATCGTTGCCGAAAAACCGAGCGCCGAACGCCTCGGTCGCCAGTGCCAGGCCTACCGCCTCTCGATGCAGCCGGATTGGCGAATAGCCCATGATGCCATCGGCGCCGAATCCCCGGAGGTGAAGCACAAGGTCGGGATCGAGGTCTTTCGTTTTGTTTTCGTTGCCGCCCGAGTCCGGTGGAAGGGTGTAGCGATAGACCAACCGCCGCGTCGCCGAGTCGCGGAACACGTGCATTTTGTCGGGGCGCAGCGGCCACAGTTCCCGAACCCGACCGCCGTTGTCCCTGACGATTTCGGCGTAGGCGTTTCCCCACAGGCCCAGATGCCCCTGCAGGGTCTGGCGAAGCTGCATGGCATCCATTTCGGGATTTGCCACGTTATGCAGCACGTCGTAAAGGGGATGGTCGCGGGCGGCCGCCTTCCCGCGTGGAGTAAGATGCCGAAATACGTTCAGGGGCAGGGAAGCGATATCCTCGGCCAGAATCCGCACGCAGCCGTAGACGGCCGTCGATGCGAGTGCGCTGTCCGGGCTGACGCGCAGGCCGGTGTTGGTTGGTTGTGCGCTCAGGCCCATTGATATCAGGCGGTCCATGTCGGCGACCGTCATGCGTTTCTCCAGGGTCCTGCCGATTAGTCCCACGCGTTAGTCACCTCTTTCCCGCCCTCCAGGCTTGGAACCAACAGCGCCACTCATCCAGATGCCTAAAGGGATCACGATCAGGCTGGGACCAATCCAGCCGGCCGGCGGATAGACCAGCCAGAGGCCGCGGGACAGGAGCGCCAAACCAGTCATCCAAAGCAGATCCCAAAACCCTTCGGTGATGAAACTGGCAATGCGGCGCCCGGCCCCAACCGCAAGCCTCCCGGTCGCCTTAACGGCACGCAAAAAAAGCGCACCGATGGTGCGCCAGGGTATCCTTTTCACTTGGTGGCCCCCTATATGGAAATTACCCCTCTGGTCTCGTAGATTGAGCGCGTCGGCGGCGCCTTCAGCATCGCTCGAACATGGGCGTTCATCAATGCGGCAACCGGGTCAATTCGCTCCACGGATTTGGCTTTGTCCAGCATCATGTTTCGGTTGTGGTCTTCCCGAGTGAGCGCATTGCTCATGGCCCAGGTCAGGACTTCGTTCCCGTCATGACAGATCATGCGTGATAGCACGAGCGCCCGAAAGTCCTTGGTTGGCTCACTGAGCGTTTTCATGCCCTGCACAATCTCAACCACTTTGTAGCCCTTGTCTGTCATCTCGTTAGCGAAGTTGGTTGCGCTCCACTGGTCAAAGCACAGCTCCTTGACAATCCACCCGTTGGCTGCGACCTGGTCCTGGATATATTGCATGACCAGACGCTGGTCGACCTGGGCGCCTTCTGTTTCCGTGATCCATCCGTCTTTGATCCATTTGTCGTATGGGACTTTGTCTGACTTGCGATGGGCCGCGACCGTCTCCGCCGGCATAAAGGAATGCGAAAGGACGGCGAATTTGCCGTCCCCAAGGTCGAACTCAAACGCGACGCTGGTCAGGTCAATCCTGGCCGACAGGTCAACACCGGCATGGCATTCTCGGCCTTTGAGGTCCGGCATGATGTCGACCTTGCACGCCTTCCATTTCAGCATCGGCATGTAACCATCTTCGCGCTGGTCGACCCAAACATTCATGCTCTTGGTCATGAAGTCCCGCATCTTGCGGGGGTCGTCCAGTGCCTCATCGAGTTCGGTTTGTAGGAACTCCATGCTGAACGAGTCATCTGCCAGCAACGGGTTAGCCTTGGCCCAGTTCGCCGAATCCTTGATATCGTCGTCTTTGTCCAGTTGGGCGATATAGGCGAAGTACCGCTCATTCGGCGGTAGGGTGCCGTCCAGGGTCTTACAAAGATAGCTGTACTCTTTGTAACAGGGGCAGTTGAGACTATGGCCAGCAGTTGTGATGATCATGAGGAGGGGCTGCCGCCGCTTGGCCATGCCCTTAACGAGCAGATTGTACATCTCGTCTGTGCGGTGGGCGTGATACTCGTCGATGATGCCGAAATGGGGGTTGAAACCATCGAGGCTCTTGGTGTCCTTGGACAGAGGAACAAACTTGCTGTTTGACTTCAGGTGGTAGATCTTGTCCCGGCCCGGCTCCAGGCGTTTGAGCAGGTCCGGCGACGATTGCACCATGACCTTTGCGGAGTCATAGACAATCCGGGCTTGGTCCTTCTTGGTGGCTGTCGCATAGACTTGTGAGCCGGGCTCGCCCTTATGCCCAGAGGTCTTCCAATCCGGTGGCCGATCCGCCATCAGCATGTAAAGACCGATTCCGCTCAAGCTGGTGCTTTTGCCGTTCTTGCGCCCGAGTTGGATGTATGCTTTGCGAAAGCGTCGATAACCGGTGTCCTTATGGACCCAGCCGAACACGCTACCGAAGATGAATTTCTGAAACGGCGCCAGGATGATGGGTTCTCCGGCTAGTTCGCCTTCGACATGCCGGCAGAACCCGAAGAAATCGAAAACCCTCTCCGCCCGCTCGATATCGAACACATAGGGAAACCCATCTGTGCCTTGTCGGTCTATGTCACGCAGATGCCGCTCACATGCCAGCCGGACCCAATTCCCGGCGATGATCCGGCCCTCTGCCACGTCCAGGGCATACTGGGTCGTTGCATCGAGGTCGGGCATTACCCGAACCGTTCCTCGAACGGGTCTTTGGGCTCCTCATTGCTTTGCGCGACAGCGATTTTGGCCAGAGCCGCCGGGTTAAAGCCAAAGTCCGTCGCATATTGCCTGATGATCTTTGCAAAGGTGTCTAGGATCTTAGCGTTCGGTGCAGGCCTTTCATCCTCATTCTCACCCGCCCAGTCCTTACCGGCCTCGGTTTCGTGCCGATACCGGCTGACGGCGTCCGCATATATGGCCAACGGTACCATATAGACGTTTGCGAGCAGACCGCGCTGCCGCAAATCGGCCGCCACTCGGCGGAATTCGCTCCGACCATATGCGTCCAACCAGGCAGGGCAATGAACGTCGTTGGAGGCCGGCTTGATCCGTTCTTCGGCCGCGGCACGTTGCCGAATTTCCTTTTTGGTTAAGTGCTTCTTGCCATCATTCTTAAGCACTTCTAGCGGGCGTGCTCTCCTCCCCATCGTGTCACCCCCTGCTATCTTGACTGATTATCATAAAGGGACCTTTGCGCGCGTTTGACCTACCAACGGTCTGGGAGTTGGTGTTCGCTGGAAATTCGACCCCCCTACCCCCCAGGGGTACCAGTCTGATTTCCAAGTTTTGACTTACAGCTTCCGCATCTTCCTGCCGTTTCCATTTAGGGTACTGCGGGCCGTACCCCCGTCACCGCAGCGGATTCCTGAGCCTCTGCCCTTGGCCCGTCCGGCGTTGCCGCGGAAGCGGGTTCATCCTCGGCAGGGGCCATCACAGTTACCGCAGTCTCATCCTCGCCCTTCGCCAGGTCAACCCCAATGACGGCGAGCCGTTCCGCTTCGGCATCTATCTGGCGTTCGAATGCTTCAACCTCTTGGTCGAGCTTCGCCTTGTATTCCGCCACCGCATCGGCCGCCTTGTCCCGCAGTTCCACCCGGCCCCGCTTCTGCTCCACGCAGGTTCCATCCCCACATGAGCACAGGTGAGCGGCATGGTCGTTGTTCTCCCTGTGGTCGCAATAGAGCAGCGCCCAGCCGGCTTCGCTGAGTTCAGCCTCGACGCAGCGGTCAGAGACGTTGACCCCATCCAGATAGATGGCCTTCGTCGCGTCGTTCCATAGTTCATCGTCGAACCTTTTGCCGATGTGAAACGGCCCGCGCTTATAGAACGGGATGGCGTAACGCTCGGGATGACAGGATTGACACTGGTGATCCATTAGTTGCTCACCGCCCCCGCCACCTGAACCATCATGGTGATTGACTCGGCGTTGTGCCGAATCTGCTCCGACAGTTCCGTCGCGTTGCTCTGCGATGCAGCAAACACCGCCGACAGCATTGCGTTGATCTCCGCTAGGGTCTTAACCTGCTCCATCACGATTTCCCGGTTCGTCATCCTCTTCACGCTCCTGTCCTTATCGATATTCGATGATTCCCTTCAGGCTTAACCCGCCGTCCTCTGCCCTGGCGTACTTGGGCATGATGTGCTGACGCTCGCCGTATTCCTGGGTGTTCACCCGAATGCAGAGTTCGGCGTCCCCGTTCTCCGGCCTTACCTCAGTGATGGGCCAACGCAGTTTCATGGCCTTCTGCAGTCCAACCAGGTCCAGGGCTTCCGTCTCGATCTTGGCGCCAAGGATCTCCTCTACCAGAACGCGTTCGATGTGGATTTCAGCCATGGCCCTTAGCCTCCAATTTGGATCGAACCGTTCATGCCGGTAGTCGCCTCCATGCAGGTGCCATGGGCGATAGCGAACCATTCGCTGTTGCCGATTCGCACCTCGGCGTGCAGGTGCCGGAGCAGAGCGTTGCCAATGCGCGCCGCCGTCTTAGCCTTGAGGGCGGTCAGGCGCATGAAAAAGGCCAGCACCTTCATGCCAGCCAGGACGGGCTTTTCATTTCTCAGCCTTGCCTCCACCTTGACCGTCAGCGCATTCATCGCCGCGTCCGCTTCCTTTCCTTGTTCGTCTCGACGCCCGTTTCCGGGTCCGTCTGTACCGCAATCTCCACGCTCTGCCCCGGGATAAGCCAGGTCTACGCCGATGAATGCGGGCTCGTAGGGGATGGGGACGCGTTGTCCGTTGGTCACCAACTCCACCCGTCCCCGCTTAAGTTCTTGGCAGACACCCTGACCGCAGGAGCAAACGTGAGGGCGCTGGTTAACGTCGCCATGATCGCTCTGGACGACTACCCAACCTTCCTCGCCCGCCATGGCTTCGGTGACGCGCCGCATTTGCACGCCGTTCAGAGCGACGTTGAAGCCGATGTTCCAACTATCAAACCGACCCGCCACGTGGTTCGGTCCCTGCTTCTCCGCTGGCAGGCCGAAGCGTTCGGGGTGACACGCCGGGCATTGATGGCTCATGATTCTCGCTCCCTCGTTACATCCACCAACCGTTACAGGCCAAACGGCCCGTCCTTATGGCTAAGTGCACTTTGTCCGGGTACTCGCCCGGTTGCGTCCAGACACCGTTAAGTCGCAGGCCGTCCAGGGTTGTGCAAGTCCCGGCCATCACGCGAATTGTGGCCCCTGGCAGCGCGATGCTCCATTCCTGCTTTGTGGTCCCGCAGAGCACGCCGCCAGCGGCCTCCTTCACCGCTTCACGCAACTCCGCCCAGACCGCTTCCCGTTGTGGCGTTCGCGGCACCATCACCAGGTACTGCCGGTGCTCCGTCACTTGCTGCAGTTGAGTGCGGTTCTTCAAGTCCGTGAGCACGCGCCCGACGAACTCGACAGTCTGCGCGCTTATCGTTAACCCCATGGGCCTTTCCTCCTTATCGACAGGCCCAGGTCCATCCGCGCCAGCACCAGTAGGGACCCCAAACCCAAAGGTTTGACCAAATCGCCAGTCCCGCTAACAAGAGCCAGATAAGAATCATGCCGGTCGCCTTGAATATCACCTTCATAGCGTCTTCCTCCTCAGCTTTTCGTCTCTCGTCCGAAACCACCGTCTTCCCGAGCGGTTTTCGAATCGTGGCACGGCTTACAAGTTCCTTGGTGATCGGTCGGGTCCCAGAACAATTCATAGTCGCCCTTGTGGGGTTTGATATGGTCCACTACCGTACTCGCGGTGACTGTCCCGCTCTGAAGGCAGATGCGGCACAGGGCGTTCTCTGGTTGCGCCAGGAACCACTTCCTGTACCGCTGCCACCTGGCATCATAGCCCCGTTCCGCCGCCGATCCCCTGTCTCTCTCTCGCTTCTTGGCATGTTCAGGGCAGGGTCCGCCTTGAGTCAGGTTCGGGCATCCGGGAGTCGTGCAGGGCCGTTGTGGTTTCATGGGCAATGCTCTCGTCTCCTCCAGAAACGCAAAAAAGGAGGCCGCCATAGACAGAGATGTCCCCCTGCAAAAGGGGAACGGTCTCATGTCCATGACGGCCTCCGAGTTTTTCGGTCAGCCTTTCCGCTTATGCTCCTTCGCCCATTTGAGTTCCTGAACAGCTATGCCGAAAACGAAGCGCGCTCCGACTTCGCCGGCCGCTATCGTTCCCTGGCTCAGATACACAAGCACGGTCAATGCCTCTCCAGGCAATGGAAAACACACTTTTACGGCTGGGTGAGGCGGAAGTTCCTCCCCGGTTCCCGGATCATCCCGAACCGCTTCACCCATAACAGCGGTTGCCCCCGCCTCGGCGGCGAGTCTGTTCAGACATGCTGCGAATTCGTCAGGGATTTGACTCACGGTTGGGCACCTCCTCCTGTTGTTCAGGTCAGCCTTCGTGCGTGAGCTTCGCAATCTGGTCCTTGCAGCGAAGAGTGCCGCGTGGCGTTTCGGCACCAGGGATGCCGTATAGGATTGGCCAGAGATTCAGGTCTTCGCTCGGCTCGGTGTATCCAGCTACTACGTCGCCATCCCTCATTTCCGCATACGACCTACCATAGACCAGTTCGAACGCCCGCAGTTTGAACTGGCTGCGGTCCCGCTCTGTGACCGGCGCCGTGTTGCGGAATTTCTCAAGCGCAGCTTCGAATTCGGCATCCGCCTCGGCGCGCGTTTTGCACGCCCTGGTGCCAAGGGGGACGTAGTATTCGTCAAAACTTCCGACATAGGCGACTTCGACCGCGAACTTATTCTCCCCCGCAATTGCGGGTGCAACGAGAGCCCGAACCGTCACGCGGTATCCGCCAACATCCTTGCTGAGAAAGTGGCCGTCTCGTGCATAAGTTTGACGACCAAGCATGCTTGTGTTGGCGCCGGGAGCCTTTTCGCACAAGATCTTTCCCTCCTCCGTCTTATACGGTTGGCTTATTGCCCTCGTGGGCCAAGGCTCTTGCCATAGCGTTTATGAGGGCGTGGATAGGCGACGCAATCCCGGTGCTCCTGCTGTCGTCTGGTTGCAGGTTTCCAGCCGCATCCTCCTTCAATGCAAGGCGCCCAAGCCCGAATGCTTGCGGCACTTCGCTGACGATGCGCCGCGCCTGCATCAGTTCAACGACCAACCGAGTCGGGTGTGTCAGGCTATGAAAGCCTTGCCTAACCTCTGCGGCGGCCAGTCCGGCGTGGGTCAATCGGCCCGCAACGGCGGCCATATCCCAAGGGTCGAACCCCACTTCGGGGAAGTTGTATGTGTCGGCGGCATCCATGACGGTGGTGGCCACCGTGTTGGCGTTGACCGCTTCTCCGTGTGCCGCTGTCCAAGTCCAGTCCAGTGTCCGCCATTGACCTTCCGAGTCATCGGGGGGGAACAGCAGCACGAATGCCGCTTCTCTTCCGTGTCCAGCCGCGCTGAGACCGCCAAAGCAGCGGCGGCCCCGCATATCGGTCGGATGTCGGGTGGTCGGCGGGTAGTCCAGCCACAGGGTCGGTGCCAAGTCAGAACCAAGTCCAGGTTTGTGCTTCGTCAGAATCTCCACCAGGACCGGCTTGCCGTCCTGTATCTTGACCGTCACATCGCAGAAGGGCGTCAGGTGGGATTCTTTCTCCTCAAGGACCGCCTGAATTCGCCTGGTGATCGCAGCGAATTCCTCATTGCGCACGGACGCTGTCCCGGACTCCTGCGGAATTCGGGGCGGCGGTTCGTGCCGGTAAGGCGGCAACGGTTTCGGATCACTCTTCGGCTGATACGGCATGGTTCTTCTCCTCCTTCACTCGGGCTTCCCCGTCGTGTTCCTTGGGTATTACAAAAGCCCCCGCATCGGCGAGGGCTCCTTGTTTTCGGTTTCCTTTACTTGACCGCTCGTTCCCTGGCTGCGGCCTTGAACTCTTCCCAGCCTCCGCAGTGTGCTTCACCGGCGGTGACCAGTTCAATGGTCGCACCAGATGGCTGGGTGGGGGTGATTGACGTCACATAGAACCGCATGCCGTGGATTTCGATTTGCCCGTTTTGCTCCATCGCTTGGCGGGCGATCTCCACAAACGGCGCCCTTTCGTCAGCGGTCCGAAGTCGGACGGCAAAACTGCGCAGGTATTCCGATGATGTGTTGATAATGGACTCGCACATCAACTCCGGCGGCATCGTAACCTTGAGTCCCATCTCTATCCCTCCATTCGGGTTGTTCCCGTTCTTGGCTCTATCGGTCAATCAGCTTCAGCAGCCAGTCAAGCACTCTGTTCTCGTGGGCTGCTTTTGTGATTTCGGCTCCTAACTCCATAACGGCCTCGCTTAACTCGCAGGCCGTCCCGCGGAAGGTTTCTTTCTCCAATTTGAAGGTATCGCCTCGAAGCGCCCGCTCTTTGAGCGCCTCCAGTTCGGCAATGGCGTCGCCGGATGTCACTGCGTCGAGAATCATCCACCGAGGGGCGCCGGCGCTCTGACATTCAAACCGTAGACCATCAACCTTGAGAGCGATCTCGAACCCGGCCGCAGCGTCCCTCATTTGCTGCAGGTCGCGGATATAGGCCAGTGCACCGTCGAAATCAAGGGGAGTGGTCTCTGCCATCTCCAGGGCAAGCATTAGCTCCTCGTCGGAATATGCAGTCTGCCACACGGCACAGCGTGGCGCCAGATGCGCTCTGACACCAGGCAACCGCTTCGCCTGCCGCTTGCGCCGTTCTTCGTTCCATTCGACCCCCAGGGCCTTCGCTAAATCGATACTCATTCTCTCGCTCCCTTTCGCTTGGGTTTTCCCATCGCCATCGCACTTCTTATGCATTCAGCCCAATATTGCGCATCGTTCGTTCCGCGCGGTTTCAAAAATCCGTGAACCTTCCGCAGGAATCCAACGTTCTTTCGAGTATGTCTGCAATAATCTCTACGAGTGGAGGGGTTCGTTGTGTTTATCTTCATCATTGCGGTTGCGGTCCTTGCGTTCGTTGTCTATGCCCTGGTCGCAGGCCCAAAGCACCGGTTGACCGGTGAACAGCCGATCGCGGCCGGCACTTCTTCCTCGGTACCCCTTGCCGCAGAACCAGACCGCCTATCGCTTGGGTTTGGCGACAGCCTCAGCGCCGATGGCGTATTCTTCGAATGGAAGGGTCCGATGGGACGGGGTGGCTTCAAGGTGCCCCGCCAGTTGGTGCAAGGGGTCACCGTTGAGAAGGTCTCCTTTGGCAAGGTCACACTGAAGGTCTTTGGCGCCGGGTCAGAACTCGCTTCTGTACCGAATCTGCTCCCTAGCCAAGCCGAACAGGCGCAAACGTGGATGATGGAACGCATCGGCAAGTGACCGCCAGGAGAAAGCCCCCACAGCCATAAGGTTGTCGGGGGCTTTGTCGTTCCCCGGGTAACAGTTAAGGCCGCCCCTTTCCTATGGGACGGCCCCTACTTTGGTACCGGCTTTTCTTCTTCTTCCCGCAGCTCGTCGACGTAGGTCATCACATCTTCAAACGCCTCTACCGGGGCGCCCCTCATCCCATGCAGCAACTCCAAGGCATCCGATACAGCGGCCAAATCCAGTATGGCAGGCGCTCCCATTCGTACCGGGGGCGGCCCGGCTTGGCGCCCCGGAAATTCGATCACCTTACCCATGGACTAACTCGCCGCCTTCCGTCCAAACAGGTGATAGGCCAGGGCGTACAGTTTGTCCATCAGCCCTTCGGCCTCCGCTATGTCCAGGGGCGGTTTTTTGCTGGATGCCCGCGCCTTCAGGTCGACGTGGTAGCGGTCCCGGAATTCCAGGTAGAGCCGGCCCCACGCCTCCGAGTGGCCGAAGCCGTTCTCCAGGCAGTAGCTGCGAACCAGGCGGTTCAGTTGCGCCCGAGCGGTCAGGCCGGGAACGTCGCCCGCTGGCGCTGGCAGGGCCGTCAGTTCCTCGGTTGCTTCCTGTTGCCTTGCCTGCATCCCTTCCACTCTGGCGGCAATGTCGGTTACTTGGACTTGCGTCGTTGCCTGCGCTGTTGCCAGTTCCAGGAGCCGGCGTTCGTGAGCTTCGTAAGCCTGGGCCATGGCGACGAGAAGTTGGCCTTGGGTGGGTGGGACGACCTGCCGTTGCTCATTCTGGTACGTGCTAACTGCAAAGTAGGTCTGCGCCATCGCAATTTCGGGCTTGCGCGGGTCTCCGTTCATCGCGATCAGGTAGCAGGCGTACCGGGTCAAATGATAATCCGGTACCTCTCGCACGCTTCCGCTCCCCAGGTTGACCATCTTCCCGGCTCCGGGAAAATGGTCCGGTGCGTTTCCACCGCTGTTCTCGCAGGCGGCCTTTGCTCGGTCGATGGCATCCTCGAAGCGTTCCCATTTCTCGTAGCCCAGACAGGGTTGTAGGTCGCGGGCTGACCAGAACTCCGAGCCGTTCCCTCTGGTCTGCTTGATGCTGTCGAACAGGGGCCGGGCCTCTACCATCAACTCGTTCACGGTTCATCGCTCCCTTCCATTCGTTTGCTCCCGTCGATTCCAAGGGGTCGCCGACGCGTCCACCTGCGGGGAGCGTTCGCAGGCAGACTCAGCCTGGCCGGGCCGGTCGGCGGTAAAGGTTAAGGCGCCCTCATAGGAGAGCGCCTGTTGTTCGCACGGTCGTTTATCGCTGTCGTGTGTATTATTCAAAATTTCTTTAGCTCAGGCTATTGTACTTAGTACTGTCCCTATGTTATGCTCTAGCCAGAGGTGAGGGAAATGCCCCGGAAGGGTTACGTTCCGCCCGAGGGTTCCAAGCAGGCGCTGATCTACATCCCTGGTACGCTCCATGCTGCGGCTACCGAGGCCGTCAGGCGAATCAAGCGCACCAAGGCACCGGGTTACAGTCTCCAGCAGTTTATCCTGGATTCGATGAGCGACAGGCTTTCAAAGGAGGGTTCTGCGATGTCTGAGAAGCAGGTCACGTTCCGCGTTGACTCCATGGTTCCGGCTGGCTTGATTCAGGTCGATGGGTCCGCTAACCCCGTCGCCGCCATGGCGATTCTGCTCTGCCTGGATACCCGCGATGGTTCCGCCTGGATCACCCATCGCAACCAGTGTGAGAACGGCGTGCCGTCCACCGTCTACCATGGCCTGGTCCTGGAGTGGTCGATTGCGGTCACAACCGACGCTCAGCGGTTCGCCGCCGACATCAACACCGGCGAACTGGACGCCCTGCTCACCCGCATCGTGGTGGGCGCTTCTACCCGGTGGAATGGCAACAATACGGTCGGCGTGCTCTCCGACGACGCCCGGGGGGCGGGCGAGGCAGTCGAGCAGTGGTTGAACGACTGGGATGGCACGATGCCTGAGTCCGGCGGGCTGTGGGAGGCGGGCGACTGGTTCCAGGACGGCGTTGAGGGGTTCCGGGCCGACATGACCGACGAGGAGCTGGCTGCTCTGGCCGACTCCCTGGACCGTGAAGCCCTGGCCGATAACGTGGTGCTGGCAGACACTCTGCAACACCTGCGCCACCTGCGTGATCGGTAGCCACCACACGGGAGGCCCCGGCAGGTCCGGGGCCTTTGCCGATAAGGAGTGACCAAAATGCCTGCCCGTCAATGGACGAAGGAGTCGATCCTGGGCGCTATTCGAACTCGCCACGATGCCGGTCTGTCGCTGCGGTCCACGTCCGTCAACGAGACTGACGGTCCACTGTATGGTGCCGCCCACTACTGGTTCGGTGGTTGGAGTGCCGCCGTCGCCGCCGCTGGGTTCGACTATAAGGCAATTGCAGGCCGTGTGCGGCATTCGGCCTGGACCGCAGATAGCGTTAAACCGGCGCTCCGGCAACTCCTTGCCGATGGGCTCCCGCTGGCCTCTGGCGCGGTGCGCAAACACCATAGTGGACTCTACACCGCTGCGCTACAGTTGTTTGGGTCCTGGGACAACGCCCTGCAGGCCGCCGGAATCGCCCCCGCCACTATTCGCAAAACTCTGCCCGCGGCCGTCTCCGCCGTACCGGTCGCCCTGTTCACTGCGGGCAACCGTCTACCGCCGGGATTCTGGCAGGACGTGCCTAACGCGGTGGCGGTTCTGCGGCACGTCCTGAGCGAGACAAACATTCGGCTGGACCAGGCGCCCGGCCTGTGTACTCGCAGGTGGTTTGCCGCTCACCGGCTGGAACCGCTGCTCAGGTACTACTGCAACTCACCCGCCCGACTCTTCTGCGCCCTGTTCCCGCAACAGTTCACGCTGGACATGTTCACCACCACACCGGCCGGTGAGCGATCGCCACGGACAACAGCCCACGCCGCCCGCGTGGTCTGCACGAAATGCACTCGTGGTTTCCGACCGGATAAGGTGCACGCCGCAGCCGTCCGCTGCTGTCCGTTCTGCCGAGCATCCCTGGACCGCCAAGCGGAGACCCCGGATATTACTCCGGGGTCCCTTCGCGTCTACCGCGCCACTGGTTTTGGGCTTGCCTTCATCGCCCGGTCGAGTCCCTCCCGGTTACGGTGCGCGTCGCACAGATCGTGACTGTCGTCGCCCACAATGGCCACACCCTGGGTCCACGTCCCGCACACTTCGCATTTCCGCTGTTCGTTGGCCCGCATCTGGCCGTCGAAGCGGGCGTGGTCCAGTTGGTATTGCCGGAAGTGCTCCTCCGCCTCTGCTGAAGTCGCATGGCCGGGGCAGGGGTTTTCCTTGCGAACGACGCCTTTATTTCCGCACTTCTCGCAGGTGAAATCGGATCGCATCCACGATTGGCCCTTGCACTCCGGGCACGTTTCCCACGGGGAGCAATGTCCGACCGGATGCGCGCCGCGGCTGTTGCTACAGGTGTAGTGATACAAACCCGTAGGCTTGCCGTTCTCGTCCATGAGTTCCAGGGCTTGATAAATCTCCACGTTCGCCTTTCCTCTTTCGTCTACTCTCCAGGAGTGCCAGTGTCTACACCACCAGGGACCGATCCCGTTCGACGGCCGCGCTACTACCGGAGCACCGCAGATTGGACAGTGTCCGAGGTCTCTGTCTCGCATTCCAATCGCCTCTCTTATGCATGTTTGCATGAAAAGTGTCCCGTTTTGCCGGGGTGGAATGCATAAAGGCCGGTTGACTCGCTGTACATGTGGTGCTACACTTATTTCAAAGTGGTCTGTAGCCCCACAGGTATGTTACGATGGGAGGCGAACTGCGGGGTGGTGACTATCGGACGTAAACCGTTGGTGAAAGGGGTCCGCCAGGCCGACATCGACCCGGCACAGCGTGAGGGCACCAAGTTCAAGCAGGTCCGCATGTCTGAGTTGCTGATCAAACGCATCGAGGCGTATGCAGAGGCTAACGGCCTCAAGAGCCGGCCCGCCGCCATCGCTCACGCCCTGGACATCGCAGAAGGCAGACCAAAATGAGAAGGCTTCGGAGTAACCCTCCGGGGCCTTCTTGTTTATCGAAAACTTTTATATGTGGGGCTACATTTTATCTTGACTTGGCTTTTGTGTGGTGCTACATTTATGGTGGGTAGAGGAGATGAACCGAAGGGAGAGTTCAAAATGGCGAAGTACTCCAAGGAGCAGCGGGCTTACCTGGTCGCTAAGGCCGCTTACGATACGGTTTATGCCCAGTACAAGCAGCGTGCGGCCCAGGAACTGCCGACCTACACCAGCGAGCAGATTGACGCCCTGCCTAGCGCCGAACTCAAGGCCCTGTGTGATGCGGACACCGTCATCTACCGGGAATGCGGTCTCCCCGCCCTTCGCAAAGCCCTGGACGAAGCCGAAAACGTTCTGGTCGCTTGGGGATACGAAGTGGTCAAGCGCAGCCCGATGTATCAGGCCAAGAAAGCTGATTTGGACTACCTCTTCAGCGGCAAGCACGGACGGCTCGACATTCACAACCAGCTGGTTGACATGACCATTCGCCTCAAGGCAACGTCCATTCCCGCTTAACTACCAAAGGCCAGCCGGGGGCCATAATACCCGGCGCAGTAAGAAAGGGGTTGGCGAGAAATGAAGAAGGCTGAGCACGTCGCCGCAATCCGCGAACTCTGCCAGAAGCACGCCGCCACGGTGGCCGCCGTAAAGGCCGCCTGCGAAGCGGAGAGGGCCGAACTCCAGGCTGTCATCGACAACTACGCCACCGCCCTGGATCGTCAGGATGCCCTGATTGCTCACCTCGAAGAGCTGCTCAAGGCAAACGGAATCGCCATCACATACCCGGCCTAGCCCCTTCGGGGGCAAAACCACGGATAAGGCGGTGCGAAGTGCTAGGCCGCCACCTTCCGAAGGGAAGGTCAAAGTGGAGCCGCTTAAGGGGATAGAGGACTTAGGAAGGAGTTGGCAACCGTGCCGATGTTGCAGCAAGCCGCCGAGACTGCGAAGGAGTTGGGCATCAGCGAACAGGAGGCCATGGTGCTGGAGTTCTTGGCGCTGGAGGCATGGGCCGACGTGCTGAACAGCAACAAAGGCCGGGCTGCCTTCCACATCGGAGCCGTGCACGCGGCCGGTAAGATGGATGCTCCGACGATGCGCAAGTGTCTGGCCCTGCTGAAATAGTCTCAGTCTCCCCTCCCACTCCTATAGGGGGGGTATAGAAAGGAAGGATCGACCGTGAAACGTGACTGGTACGTCTACGGCATCGACAAGTACGGGCGCCGCCACAACGCCGCTGGCGGTGGGTTCACACAGAAGGGCGCCGTCGAATGGGCATCGGCCCCTGCGGCGCTTCGGGACGCCAAGACTTGCGGCTTCGGCAAACTCCTCGCTACCAACGGCTCCGAACGGCATGAGTTCACGGTCCCGCGGAACTAGCCGGGTACACCCCGGCCCCCTCTCAGCCAGTGCTGGGTATCTCCCGGCTCCCTGGTCCCTGTCGCCCAAGGGTTTGAGCGATACGGACCAAGGATGACTAGCCCGGTACTCTACCAGGAGTCTCCCTATAGGAGGTGTTGAGGATGGCCGATGCCTGCCCCATCACGGTCGGAGAAGTCTACATCGAGCACACCAAGCGATTCGATGTACGGCACACGGCGACGGCTACCATGCGGGATGCGAAGCGCGGGTGGCTTGTCCACTTTGACACGGACGGGCCGTTTCCCATATGGCACCACGTTGACGGGATTCTCTGCCGCATGGAGAAAGAGAAACCCGTGCCCTAGTCCCGGTCTCCGTCTCCCCCTCTACCCGCCTTGAAAGGAAGTGTCGCAAAATGTGGGTCAAGATTACCTCCAACCTTGTGGACTTCAACATGCTCCCCGTCCCCAAGGGCGCCGTGATGTTCGTCACTGAGGATCACGGGTTCAACCTTCTCCAGCACAAGGAAGCCGTTGTCGCTACCATCGCAGAGGTGACCGCCGTACTTGACGCCGCAGAGGCGATCGCTCAGGAGGCGTTGCAAGCCCAGATGAGGTACCAGGGAGTCTAATCCGCTCCCCTTCCCTAATGCAACCGATGCCGGGTCACAAGCCCCGGAGGTGGAATGCAGAGTGGGGATAGAAAGGGGGCTTCGATCGTGTTCATACTGCGGCTCCTGGACAACAAGGATCAGGTATCGGCCACTCACTGGCGCCGTGTTGCCGACAAAACCACCGCCATCGAAGACGCCCGCAAGTGGGTTGCCGAATCCACCGGTGCCGATCCGTGGGCGTTTGTCACGGACGACGGCCGCGAGAATGCGGGGCGAACGGTGTTCTTGATCGACCGTAGCCGGGAGTGGTCAGTGGAAGACCTGTCGCAGCCTGTAGCCTGATTGGGAGCCCTTCGCGGCTCCGTCCCTGCTACCCACCGGGCTTTAGTGGGTGGCGCGGACGGAATCTCGAATGAGTCTCAGGGAGGTGCGTGAACTTGAAGCCTGTTGCCAGAAAAGACGTTTGGGATGCGTTGCTTCGACTCGGTGTTACGGGGGAATACGCCTCAGTGTCGCTGCAGGAAAACAACAGTCTCCTTCTCTGCCTCTACGAGTGTAATCCTGAGTTGCTTTCTGCTATTTCCACCGCCTTCACCGCCGCAGGCATCGTTCACTCCGTTGAACGATCCGGATTGCGCCGCATCATCTGCACAGGCGTCAAGGATGAGGTGTCCGACGCTCAGGCTAGTCCGGCACCCGCTCCCGTCTACAACCCGGTCGGCTTCGTGCTTGATTCCGTGTTTGGAAAAAGGGTAACCGGTCGCCCTTAAATGCTGGCCGCGGCGCTCGTCAGGTCAGGCGGGCGCCTGGTACCCGAAGGAGTTCCGAGGAGCGTGCAGAATAGCAAGTCTTTGAGAGGAGTTGAGGGAAGGATGCAACAGGCTGTTGAGCCCGGTGACGCCGTCAGAATTACCATGATTGGCCATCCCGACTTCCACTGTGAGGTGCTGGTTGAGCGTGTTGCGGATAGCGGCGTCTACTACCACCACAACGGACAAGAGGGGTATACATGGTTGACCTACGTTGAGGTGACCCAAAAGGGGAGCCGGCCCCATCCCTGAGAGGAGGATAAGCCCCTACGGTCCCGGTCCTAATGGGCCGGGGCCTTTCTCTATGCCCGCCGCTTGTCCGCCCACATGCTTAGGGCCGTCAGACCGTAGGCAATGGTCATGCAGAGCGCGTGAAACGCTACCGCCACCGCGCCGGCTTGAATCCATTCCCGCATAATCCCTCACCCCTCGCGGATACGCTAGATGCGCGGCTCGGTTGGTCGTTCCCCCGTCAGCTGGTGGCGGGGGATTTGCTATGCCTGGGCCGTTTTCAGCAAGACCCGCAGTTCGTCGGCGATTTCCATGGGCGGGTTGCCGCTCAGTCCACGTTCGATGAGTTGCCGCGCCGTTGCCGCCTCCCCGCATTCCAGGGCCAATGATGCCGCGCTTCGGAGTAGAACCGAACGGGTCGGCTCAAGGTCCGTGCGGTCTTGGATCAATTCCGCCGCCTGGCGCTCCTTCGCGAATGCCTCTGCATTGAGCGTCCGGGCGCGTGGGTGATTCCCCTCAGATCGTTCCAACATCGCCAGTTCTGCGAGGTCCATCGCTTCGCTGTGCAGGGTTTGGAATTCGGACAGTGTCGCGTCCATCATGGCCGGTTCTTCTCCTCTCCCTGCACGGGGCTGCCGATCGTAAACTCTGCCCCGGGTCGCTCGTGGTCGAACCGTTCGGCCATTTTGCGCAGGGTCTTGCTGATGCTGTACGCCTTCCCTGGCTCCGGGAGAGCCATCAGAGGCACATCGATACCCCTTCGCCGTGCATCGTCCGCTACGGCCTCCAGGAGCGTAATGGCGGTATCCGGGATGGGCGCTTCAGCTTTGAGCGCACCTTCGTTCTTGCTCAGGAACCGAAGGGCCTTGGCCTTTACCCGCCCGCCCCGGTCCCCGGCGACTGCTGAGTTGATCAGGGCCGCGGCCGCCTGGAGGTTGACCAGGACTTCGGCCTCTCGGGCGCCATCTTCGGGTGTGAACCGGTCGCCTCGCTTGGGGGTCCGTATCACGCCGGTTTGCCTGAGCCAGTCCGTGAACTGCGCCAGGCTCATTTCGTTGTCCGCCGCGCGAGTGAGCCATTCGACCCGTTGTTCTGGCGTGTACCGGTCCCCGCCGGCCGCGGCCGCTTTCTCCAAGTGGCTCCACGTCAGCCCGACGTGCCAGGCACATTCACCGCCTGGGCCGGGGAACGCCTTGGCGAGAAGGTGGTACGGCAGACGTTCAGGTACCTCCAGGTAGTGCGCGATGCGGTCCGCCGCGATGTTGCGCCGGGAACCAACCCGGTTGATGGTCGCTTCGCGCTCAGGGCTACCCAGGGGCATCCATCGGACCAGCTGGTGCAGCTTGTACACCCAGCGCGCCCGCCCTTGCCGCTCGTCATCGATGTCGTCAATTACGCTTTCCAGGGCCTCCATGGGCCGCTCCCGCTCCCGTTCTGCCGCTACCATGGAACCCCTCCCCGCTTAGGTGCCGGTAGGCATCACGATATCCGATTCGACTTCGTTGCCCCACACGGACCATCCGGGGCGCTTGCGCCGGGCGAACATTTCCAGCCGGGGCTCGTACCAGTAACGTTCGGCGACGCGGTAACTGTGCTCAGGTTTTTCGCTGTGCTCTGTGACGGGCGCCGAAAACCAGGTGGGCTGCACCTTCACCAGCGGTTTCACCTGTCCTTTTACCCCCAGGAGCATGTGTTCCGTGGCGCCGCGAAGCCAGTAGCCGCACCCAACGAAGGGTGTCACCCAGTCGTTCTGCGTCTTAGCCCACGTCACCATGCCTTTGTAGGTAAAGCCCCAGTGCTCCAGCAACTCAAAGCCGCGAGCCATCAGCGGGTTGACAATCCAAAGCCAGAGCACCGCATTGTCTGCGGCGAGTCCCGGCACCGGCAGGGCTTTAATGTCCGCGAACTTCATGGTTGGGTAGTGCCGCTCACCCGCTCCTAGCCATCCCGTTCCGGGGGTTTCGGTCTTCCGCGTCTCGTACGAGTACATCCAGGGCGGGTCCGCCATAATGGTCGAAAACTTCACCGCGAACCCTCCCCGTCTCAAAAAGTGCGGCTACCCCTCCCCGCCCCGGTTCTGTCACACCCCTCAAAGCCGTTTAGCGCCGGGGGCCTCTGGTTGGACGGGATGATGTATAGATGATCACCCGTTGCCTACCAGATGCAGCCCGGACCTCTGAGCCGTTGAGATAGAGATTAATTGGTGCCGCCAGGGCGGATCATTGGGGTAGCCGTCACAGGTACTCGCGTTGCGATTCCAAAACCTCGTCCACGCCGGCGTATGCCCGGATGCCCTGGGTTCCTGCGATGCCCAACTCTTGGTCACCCTCGGACGGGTAGCCTGGTAGCAACACCACGGCATCGCAGACTGCGAGGAACGCCAGGCGGGTCGTCTCCATGCCAGGGCGGTACGAAGCAATGTAAGGGGCGTAGCCTGCGGCCCTCAGCCGTTGGTCCGCCTCCGTGGTTTCGATGTCAGGCGGTCCGCTCACGTACACGCGCAGATAGCGCACGTTCTCATCCCTCTCAGCAACTCAGGGGCCTCCAGGAAGTCAGGAACCATAGCCAGGGATACCACCGTAGCTTTGGATGATGCATGGCTTGCTGTGCCTCCTCAGACGTAACGGGCTGGTCTCCAACCGTCAGGCTTTGCTCTCTTCTCCGAAGTAGACGCGCCATATCCAGTACCATTTGCCGCCCATGTACCGGTAGTTGAAGCCCACCTGAAGCAAGAAGGTGAGAGACTGGTAGACGTCTGTGTGCCGCCCGAGCCACACCAGTGCGTGATTGCGCCCGAAGCTGAAGCCGGGTTGTTCGACCTGGTTGCCCACCGACCACCAGACTACGGTGAGGAGTGCAACCAGACCGGGGGCGAATAGAACCAATCCAAACGCTGCGCCTCGCCAGAAGTCGTCCATCTGTCTCCTGCACCTCCGTACCAGATCGCTCTGGCTGATTGGTTAGTGGCGAGGGGCGACGAATGCTCCGCGTATGCCCGTCGCCGCAGGACCCGCCCTCGGGGACTTCGTTGCGTCCTTCGGTGGGCATGGCGCGTACGTTCGCCGTCCCCACAGGTCTCCACTTGGAGGTGTCGCCCGGACAATCCCCGCCACTAGCCAACCAGGGCCTTATCGCCGCTTTCCGGTTTCGTATGACCCCGGAGCCCGCTTTCCAATTCCCCACAACTGCCACGGCGAAGCCGGTGTTGGCGGGTTGTCAGCGGGCCACATTTTCCGTTTTGGCCCTGTGACCTGTTGAATTGGGCGCCCCCGAATTTCTTTTCCGAACAACGTCTTGGTGACGCTTTCGCGCCTCGCACAGACGACGTTGTTGGCGCCGCATTTCCGACAAACTAGAGACGTCTTGGTGGCCGTCGTTTGAATATCCAGCGTCGCGCCGCACCCGCCACACGGTACTTCCATCCGCCATCACGCCCCTCGTCAACACTACGGAACTTTCTGGTATAATGTCCCAGAGGTGATTGTGCAGAATGTGGGTGGACAAGACGACTCGGGAGCCCGTCCCGCCCGGCAGGAAGCTTGATCTCAGCAAGCATGCTCCTGCTTGGATATTCGAAGAGGACTCGAAGAAATGGCCACCGTCAGCGGTTGCTTATTATGACTTGGTATGGATCGCTTTGGAAAGGAGCGTCGCCGGACAAAAGCCGTAGGGTGCTCTGCCGTTTATGCAGGGCCGTCTCCGTCACATGCCAGGCACAAGTCCCGCATGGTTCCGCCACTCAGGACCATACGTCCCTGACCGGGAGACGACACCACAGCAACAGCAGAGAGCCGTTGCCTGGGGACTGTGCCGGTGCGCCATTCCCGGCAGGTCTTCGGCGCTAGCGGCCGAATGTGGCGCTTACAAACCCGAGGCAAATGCCCCATTCGCCCTTCGGTCCATACCGCCCGGGACCGCAAAGGCGCTTCCAGCCATGTACCCATACGTCCACGATTCTCGCCCTCCTTTCATCCCCCTCAGTCCACTCCTAGACCAGGGGGAGGGGTTACTGAGCCCGCTTGTGGGGAGCATACAGGTGGGCGGGTCCGTTCGGTCGCTCTACCCCGGCGCCATCCAGCAGGGCCTTCGGTGCACTACGCAGCATCATCGCCGGGGTATCTGGCTTATCGAACAGGGACTTCATCCAGGACGCAAACTGTTGCGAATCGGTCATTGGAATCTCCCTCCTTGACGGCTCTATAGGGCCGCCCCTATGCTATCTGCACCGCGCCGCATCGACGTAACGGTTTGTGCGCATGATGTGGTCGGTGGTTTCTGACTTGCGTTGCTGGCCCTTCGGCACGTGGACCGCTGCCAGTTGCACGCGGCCGGCTACTCCGTAGGTAGAGAACGTGGTCACGCGACCACGGCGCGGACAGGGCAGTTCCAGATGGCGGACTTCTACGACGGTACCAAACTCGTGGCCGCACGTAGCGCACTTCAGCGTCCACACCATCCGAATCACCACCCATCCTTCGAGGGTAGCGGGGGCGCCGCCATGTTAGTTTGTGCGTGTACGCGCGCCCCGCCATTAGGAATTACCCTCTCAATATAGGAATGGGAGTAGGTATAAACGTTTTTATGCTAGATTTAGGAAGTCCTGTCTAGTGCGTCCCTCAACTTCATTCGGCTTATAGCCCGCCTTACAAGGATCTCGACAGTTACGGGGGATGTCGCCATGAACTCGGCGGCCTCTTCGGCCTCGAAGCCGTACCCCCGCACCAGAATCCAAGCTTCGGCTTCTCGCTGGGTCAGGTGTAGCTCCTCCATCCGTTCGTCCAGGGTGGGCTTCCGAATCCCATCTTCCGGGAGGGGTAGCGTGATTGCGTCATCTTTCCATGAGTTGTCCCATGCCCATTCCGCAAGGCGCCGGGGGTCCCTCGGCAGTTCTTTGGTGTGCTGGTCGCGCCCATTCTCCAATGCGATCAACCCGTGGATGATGTCGTCCCGCTCCTTGGTGGTGAGTCTGTCGTCCAGGAGGGCGGGCAGGCGGGTCGCCATGCCGGCGCAGTACTTGGCATCGTACCGGTAATCCGTGATGGAGCCGCACTGGTCACCCAGGCGCCCATCCGTGGTGCGGGTCTTGGCCGCCATCAGGTCACGGCACCGTTGCTCATAGAGTTTGGCTGCGCCCTTGTACGCGGCCACCACTTCGGCGATTCGCTCCCGTAGCCACGGAGGCAGCGGACTTGGCAGCACAGCTTACTCCTCCTTTATCTCCCGAACGGGAACCCATACCTGCCGGGCCCGGTTGCGGATGTGGTGAATAGGGCGTCCGGTCGCTTCAAGGTGGTTCAGGCACTTCTGGATGGTCTCGGTCGAAAAGTGCAGTCCTGCCGCCATTTCCTTGTGGGAAGGCTTCCGGGCCTCGCAAACCAGGTAGTCGTGAATCCACTCGTATAGGCGGTCGGCCTTCTGCTCCAAAGTCTCGTCGGCCACGCTCATTCGCCCTCCTTACAGGGGGAGACGGGGAATCCGATGGGTTTAGCACCGACCCCGCCCTCCCTGTGGGTAGTGGCGTAAGGCCTTATAGGTTTCGCTGTATCTCTAAGCCTCCGGGCTGTGCCCTGGTAGGCGGTTGATGACTACTTGGACGATTGAACTGATTCGCGGCCTCGGTTGGCCCACTCAACTTTCGGGATGATTTGCGGCCCGCGCAGTTCGACCGTCACATCGCCGTAGCCGGTTTCGCCGTGGGCTTTACGGACGGCCGCCCGGATTGGGGCCATGAGAGCGTCTAACTCCTGTTCGCTCAACTCGGGCATGGGTGTATCACTCCTTGGTGGTCGCTATCGGTGGTTTTCTTCCGCCGGGTAGGGGTCTGCCAGAGCGCTGTCGACGTAGGTGTTCCACTGTTCTTGAGTCATTCGCGGGCGGATCGTTCTGGCGGCTTTGCGCTCCTCCCGAAGCACCAGCCACAGCACGAAAGCGGCGCCGCATCCAAACCCAACAACGAACACTTCGCCCATCCTTGTCTCCTCCTTACTCCTTGGTCTCTCCAGTAGGCGGGGGTGGCGGGGTCTCCTCCTTCGGTCTGCGGAACATGTCCATGATCGTCCACGCTGCGAGTTTCACGCCTTGCCACGCTTCCACCTGGTTGGGCACCAGTCCGCTTCGGGCACACCGCTCCTTGACTTCGGCGGTCTGCTGAATCCATTCCGTATGCTGCTCCAGAGCGTCCATGTCGGGCTTCGATATCGTCACGGTCCCCTCTGGGGGCTGTATCAGACCAAGGACCGTTGCGGCTTTGGCGATGAGTGCCATGTCGCTGTTCACGTCCACGATAGGGGCGGCTTCGTTCAGCAGTCTGAACCCGGTCGCCGTGGTTCCAAAACACCAGTGTTCGATGTATGTGGACCGCGAGGTGAGCAGGTGAAACCCGATGCCCTCCAGAGCGGCCCGCGTCTCTGGGCTGGTAGGCAGATGTGTCACGGTCTCTCCTCCTCTCTCCCTTGGGATGGGGCTGCCGCTTCGATGGTGCTTTTTTGCTGCATCCTTGCCACCTGCCTATCTACCCTGTCGGCAGCTTCCTGGAGGCGGGCAACGGCATCTTCCTTGGTTTCACCCCAAGCGTCGATGCACGGTAGGCCAGCATGGTACGGCAACGGCCTTCTGAGCCACGGGACAGGAATGTCCACCGAAGGCGTAACGAGCACTCTTCCGGCCAATCGGTTCCTGGCCTCGTCCAATTGCCTCTGTAGGCCCTCGATGGTGGCGAGGGCGCCGCCCATGTCCACGGCGTACCACTCCGCGAACCCAAGTTCTTCTGTCGGGTCGGCCATCCGTTGGGCGATACCCAACCGGTCCCGGACTGCGGCTATTTGCTCGCCGGTGAAGGGCTTGTACTCCTGGGTCATGGCGTCTTCACCTCCTGGGGTGCTGTAGGGGGCCATACCGCGTCATGCAGGGCCTTGATATGCTTGTCGCATGAGCGCCCACATCTGGCCTGCTCAAATCGGCAGTCGGGGCAGTTCTCAATTTCTCGGAGGATGGGGCGGCATCTCTCGATGGGAGACGGTCCCCACTTAGGCTCATCCACCGTTCTTGCCGCCTCCCTCCTGGTGCTTCTGGGCCATGAGCCGGTCAATCTCAGCAGCGATGAGGGCGCCAGCCTTGACGAGATTGCGGATTGCGTCCGTGCTCGGCTTCCAGTAAGGGTCATCCCACGGCCAGAGGCGCGGTACGCCCTCCCCGGCGCGGTAGCCGTCGCTGAACGTGACGCAGTTCGGCCCGTACTGGGTGGCCTCGGCGGCGTAGGCGTAGCAGATTGCGGCCTCCACAAGTTCCTCGCGCTTGTGCTGTGCGTCGTGCTTCGCTGTCCAGCCTTCAACCTCGATTTGCCGCTGCCGTTCGGCGGCGATCAGTTCAACACCCTTGCTCATGTTGTCTTCCCTCCTTGGGGTTCCTGGGGCTTTAGGGCGGCCTCTGCGATGGTCTGCAAGTCTTGGATGTCGGTGACATGCCAACCGCCTGTCGTTAGGCGGCTGCGGGGCATCTCTGCGATTTCCTCCAGGGCCTTGGTCTTGCGCCCCTCTGAATCCAGGAGGAACTGCAGGGCGTCCGCACGGCGGTCGTCTTCCTTGGGCGACTTCACCAAGCCTATCTCCCTACTGATTTCAGCCGCCCGTCGGTACTCGCCCGCCATCGTCTGCACCGTTGCCCGAACCTCTTCCCGGCTCATGGGTTCCTTGGGGGTCTGCTCATCCATGGTTCTGTTCGCCTCCCTTCGCCTTCAGGGTGAACCCCTTCGGGCGCTGCGACTCCATCGCCCCACACTCTTTCCAGGGCACGGCACCGATGGGGATGGCGCCCGCTACGATTTTGCCGTCCAAGGTGATGGACTCGAAGTGCAGACGGTCACACCACGCCCGCCAGAAGACCGACCGCAGCCCCAGGGCGTTGGTGAACCACATCCGGCGTACCTGGTCGAAGACTTCGCGGAGTCGGACTTCGATGGCGTCCGCTTCGGCCTCCGTGATGTTGGGGCTCACACCCTCGAAGGCGAAAATGCCGTTGTCGATGTTGTAGGCCACTTCAAGGGTGATGCCGTCCAGGGCGTTGGGTTCGTCAGCCTTTTGTTCAGCCGCGGGTTCCTGCGGGGTCTTGGGCTCCTCTACACTCATGGAGTGACCCCCTGCCCTGTAGCCGCACAGACTTCCTTGGGAACCCCCTCAAATCCAGCGCTGGAGTACCCAGGATTGACGTTTATCCAGCACCCGCCCGTCCACGCGTCATGCAGAATCTGCACGTAGGGGGTGCTCTGCTCATACACCACCACGAACCGCTTAGGCGTGTTGGCCGCCGCCTTGGTGTCACATCCCTGCGTTCCGAGGATGATGCCGACCACCGCCCCAACGAACAACGTTGCTATAATCACCCATTTCATCCGCTTGCCCTCCCTCTATGTCGGGCCGGGGTTTTTCGCCTCGGTTGCCGCTTCTTTGAGCCGTTTCTCCAGCGTGTCCAGCGGTTCGGAAGCGGCCTCGTAGTCCGTGTTGTCTCGCTCGTCGTGGACCATGACTACGCCTTTCGCTGTCAGCTCCACCTCGCCGCCTCGGGCTAGAATCCAGGCATCCATGATGGTGCTCAGGGTTTTACTCATGCCGTAGCCTCTCGTCTTGCCTGGCGCCCGGGGCGTCCGGGGGCGATTCCGAGTTCGCGCAGTCGCTTACGTACATGGTCCCGGTTGGTGTGCCCGAGTGCCGCCGCCACCGCCCGGATGGTCCGAAGTTCCCGAAAGAGTTGCAGGAGCATGTCGTCGGCAGGAAGGGCGGTGTTCTCGGGCTTGGGGCCGGCGCCGGAACGCCCGGGTGGAACACCGGCCCGCCGGAGTCGCCTGGCTACCCAACAGTGATCGACGTAGCCCGCCGCCCGAGTCACCCGGGTGATGCTCCCCTCCTGGACGAGGAGGTCAAGTAGTTCCGAGTCGCTTACCCATGGGCCGCGTCCGGTCTGGGGCATTGTTAGTCCTCCCTCAAACTTCGGTCGATGCAAACGAACCCGCGGAGCTTTCGCCTTTTTCTACGATTAGGTGATCGCCGGGCTTGAGTGCGCGCCCCCTCTGCAAAGGGCCAACACGGACTCGGAAGCGGCGATAGCAGCTAAGGCTGCAAAACTTGGCTTTGCGCGGGGATGGTTGGATGAACACTTTCCCGCATTCTGCGCAGACGATGGCCGGTCTTGGGGTCTGGGAAGACAGGAGCATTCCTGAACTAAACTGGATGCCGCGTTTGTGGACCATGAGATGATGACTGGCGCAAAGCCAGGCGACATTCTCGTGTGAGTTGTTCATAGGGTTTCCGTCGATGTGATGACGATGGACACCTTTCTTGTCGCAGTTGCCAACTTCGCATGTTTTGGGCTCGGGGTAGATCCGTTGGCATCTCTGGTGACCAGTAGTTTCTGGCGCAGTACTGACGACCCCGACCCAAGCCGGGTGGTTCTCCATGCGTCCGAAACGGCACCGAGCGCACATCCGCGCCGAACGTGTCATAAGTCGGCCACATATTGGGCACGGAATCTTGTAGTCGTCGAGGTTCTTGTGTGGCATTGCCATCCCCTCCGGCTACAGTGTCCGTCACGTCTGGCATACACACGTGTGGTCACGTCCGCCAAGAATGCGATCAGTACACGTAATTCCGCCGCCCGTCCTTGCGCTGGTGGTATTTCAAGAGCGTGTCGCAGTTCAGGCAGTGCGTGGCTTCGGCCAGCATTCGCCGAACCTCGGGGTCGTCCGTCTCCGCAATCCGTTTGGCCAACCAGTCTCTCTCCCCTCAGTCCGCCGCATGGGCCAACAGTTGCTTGGCTGTATCCCTACCCGCTTCGGTGATTGTCCACGCTATCGGGTCGTTGCACGTCGTGCCCGACTGGCTGGCGACATAGCCCTTTGACTCCAGCCGCCGGCCCATCGACCGGATTCCCGAGGATTCCTTCCCCGTCGCAGGTGCCAGTTGGGCGGTAGTAGTTGTCCCGTGGCGGTAGAGGTGGACCAGTATCAACTCCTCGGTGGCGGTCACCCGGAGTCGGCCTCGAAGCACCCGCTCCCAGGACATCCCTTGGGCTTTGTTGATTTGCGGTCCCAGTCCCTTCCCGTGCGAGAGTTGACCGTGGAGGTAATGCTTGTAGAGTTGCAGCCTGCCGGGGTCTGGCCGTCCGGGTAGGGGTTCCTCGTTTAGAAACCAAGGAGTCGCCATGGGGTACTCATCTCTTTCCTGCCGCTGCGGCGTCGTTCGCTTCCGCCTCTTCGAGGAGAGCGAACAGTCCGCCGTTGTAGGGTTTCGTGTCGGTCTTGCGTTTTTGCCGTGCCCGTCCGGTCAACCGGGCTTCGATGATGGACAGGTTCCGCTCGTCCAGATCGATGCCTATGGTTGTAGGGGCGCAATAGTCGCCATCCACCGTTACGGGCTTCACCGCTTCGTTCACGCCCTGCGCTGTGGAGCCGCTGCCGAAGAAGGGGTCAAGGGCGATTGCGCCTTCATAGCCCGCTCCACATCCGCAGTCGGTGTAGCCGATGATGTGCCCGACGAGTACCGGACCCATCCGCAAATCGTGGTTCGCCCGTACCTGCCCCGCCAATCCGGGATCCAGATTCTTGCCTCCGATTTCGCCCGGTTGCCGCCCCGCCCGACCGCTGCCGCCCCGGTACTCCCGGCTCACCGCATATACCGCTTGCCGGGGGCACCCGCACCTTTTGCAGATGGCCTGCGGTATGGTCGCCTTCGCCGGGATTTCACAGATGCCGGGCGGGTAGCAGGCAAAGTGGGCGAGAGGGAAGGGTGAAAGCGGCACGAACCACAGGTCGCCCGGGTTGCGTCCGAGGGGGTTGTCGATACGTTCCGCCTGGCTTGTCCGCCCGAGACCGTTGACGCCTGTTTTGCCCTCTGTGTAGGTGCTGCCAGACAAGCCTTTGACCATCGGCTCCCGGATTTCGTCCAGGTTGTAGAAGTAGTCCTCAGAAACCCACAGGGGCCTCTGCTTGGGCTTGCCGTTGGGCAGGTATACCTGATTGCCCGCCTCGTCCAAAACGGGCTCGTACTCCTGCCTGGGCTTCTTGGTGACTACTTTGCACGTCTGCTGGTGAACCCACCTGACCGGCTTGTTGGACCTGACGAAGTGATACCACTGCTCCCAGGTCTCTTTGAGCCGGTCCTCTGCCGAGATGGGCATTCCGTTGCTCGTCAGGGCGACGGTTTCGCTGTCGTCCGGGCGATCGGTGGCATCCTTGCCTTTGAACCAAATGGGCTTGTTCCGGCAAATCCAGCCCCGGTCAATCATGGCGATGAGGAAACGCTCAGGAATGGCCGTCAAGGATTTGCGGGGGATGGATGACTTTCCGGGCTTCCATTTCGGTTGGCCTTCTCGCAGACCGCCTTCGTTGTAGTCACCGCCTGCACCACCGCTGCCTGACCACGTATCCCCGAGGTTCACCCAGAGGCTTCCGTCCGGTCGTAGTAGCGTGTCGCCGATTGCACAGAACAGGTCGACCAGTTTGACGATGAACTCTTGGGGATTGCTCTCGCTGCCGATTTGCCGATCCACGTACCGAGCGCCACAGGTTGGGCACACTCCGCCGGTCCGTTGGAGCCACTTCGCAGCATTGGCGGAAAGTCCGTTGCCAGACCCCACGCCATCGCTGCCGGGGTCGTCTGCCCACGCCGGCGGTTGGTGCTTGCAGGACGGGTCGCCCCCTACCCATGAGCCCGTGCCGTAATTGCGCTTCCACAGGTACGGCGGCGAGGTAATCACGGCGGAGACCTTATGCGGACAGCGTTCGGCAAGGCGCTTGACGGTCTCCAGAGCGTCCCCGATGTAGACCTCTACGCCGGGCAGGGTCAGACGTGGCTCAATCACCGGGGCCTCACTCCTCACTTCGCCGCCGTGTTTGCCGTCATGATGAATGGGACTCCTCTGGAGTGGGGATGGGCAGTACCGCTGCCAGGGCGTCGTTTTTTGCTCTCGCCAAGGTGTTGGCCGCCCCCGTTGCAATGATCTTGCCGGTGACCTCGCAGACAACCGCCCAGGGGTATTCTTCGGGGCCGTGCTCTTGAACGCTCAGAAGCAAGGGGTCGATGCTCCACTCCCACACAACACCCAGCAGTCGCCCAACTTTACGCTCCCAGGTCATCGCTCTTAGGGGCCTCCTCTCAGCCTGTCCGCTTCTCGCTGTCCGCCGGTCTGCTCGCACCAGGGATGCCGTCCCGCTTCGTCTCAGGATCAGGCCACAGACGGTCAATGGTGGCCATCACCTTGGGCTCCGCGGCCTGGACGATTGCGGCTACGGCCGCCTCTTCTCGTTCCGCCCTCAGCCTCTCGATGAAGAAGGGCCAGAGGTGTTCCGCCATGTGCCCGAGGCGCTTTTGCACTTCGTCTAGCGTCTTCTGCGTCCGAAGGGAAACGGTGTTTGAGACCGTCTGCTCCAGGCAACTCGTCAGATAGTCCGCACTAATCCGCAGCAGGAACGCCTTGAAGTCCGGGCCGGGGGCCGACCACCGGGCAGCGTAGATGCCGAAGTCGCCGTGGATTTGCAGCAGACCAAGTGCGGGGGCGATTGTGAAGTAGCCGTACCACCCATGCTTCGGATGCTTGACGTAGTAGCACTCAGCCGCGAACGGCTTGGTTAGGTCGATGTCCTTGCCCATCTGTTTGCTCCTCCTATCGGCTCTCGCCGGGAACGCCGTCCTTGACCCAGACCCATTGTTCGTGTCCGGCATCGCTGGCGATCTGCCCCGCATCGGCGTAGGACGGGGCCTCCACCTGAACAACCTTAACGCTCCGCGGGTGTCCACCCGTCGGGCTGTACACAGTTATCGCCTGGGGCGCCTTGTCGGGGAGGTACGCACCAAGGAAACAACTGCCGCCCGTCAGCGTGCGGACTCTCATCCCGCCTGAGCAGTCTTTTCTGCCTTTGGGTCCCCTTGTGCAGTGCAAACAAGGAACACTCTGGCAATCGGGTTTCGGCACGTTCTACTCCTCCTTTGGCTTACGCTTGGCCGCTCGTTCCGCTTTGCGTTCGGCCTTCACCGCCGCATTCAACCAGTCCAGCGTCATCAGGGAGACGGTCCGGGGACTGAGGGGAATGCCTGACTCCGTTACCGCTACCTTGACTTTATCCAGAGCCTCGCAGATGGTTTGCGGCTCCAGCATTCCAAGCAGGTGATTCATCGTTCTTGTGCCCTCCTATCTGCTAACCAGGTCCCGTAACAGTAGGTATCCATAACGGGTCGAACCTCTGCCGGGTCCAACCGGATGCCGTCTTGTGGCGGGTTCGCTTTGGCGCCCTTCTCCCGAGTCAGGCGGAGCAGGTCCGCTTTTGCGTCGGCGCCGGGGTCGGTGTGATCAAGCCATTCGTGGAAGTCCGCACACGCCGGGAGGTTGTTCCAGTCCTCGTTGCGGGTCGATTCGGCGCCTCGGGGGATCAGATGCGCCCGGCTGATGAGCCCCTTCCCCGGTACCCCATCCACTCCGGGCCGTTGGTGGGCGTTGCATCCGCAGACACAAGGCAGGATGTGGACGGCGGCTTCGCATCTGCGATCGGCCAGTTTGAGCCGCCGTGCGCGTCGGCCCTCTCGTTTCAGGGTGGTGTTGCGGTTGACGCGTCCCCGGACGTATGTAAGGCCACCCTTGGCGTAGCCGATGACGTTCCGCCCGAGAATCTTCACGGCTTGCAGCCGCGTGTATCGCCGCAAAGGCTTGCGCTGCCGCCGCTTTTTGGGTTTCTCCTTTTGCCGCTGTTGATGGCGCAGGATCTCAGGAACCGTTGCCAGTTTCAGGGGGCTGATTTCTTTGGGCTTCCCGGTGGCCTTGCCCTTCTGTCGAAAGCCGCTCGACTCCCGGCGCTCTCGCGGTTCGGGCTTCGGACAAGCCTGCATACCGGGTCACCCCCTCCTCTCAGTTCCCGAGGACTTCCGCCCTGATGGTGTCCGCCAGGTCCGGATCGCCGCCGTCATGCTCCCACCAGTGCTTGATCCATCGGATATCGTCGTCGGTCACCGTCTTGAATCCCGGCAGTCCCTTCTCGATTTCGAACAGGTCCCGGAGGAATTCCGCCCTGACTCCCAGCAGGTAGGGGCCGGGGGTCACGTCGGTTGACGATGCTCCTGTCGTCATGGCGGCTTCGGTCCACCTCACACCGGCCAGGAAGGCTAGGAGTTGTGTCGTGGGGACCTCGCCCGCTGCCGCCTCCCAATCCTGTCCTGACGGTTTGTAGTGCTCCCGCTCTGCCCACCGGGCGCCTGTTTCGAAGGCGTCGATCGAGGCTTCGTCCTCGCCAGCGTGGACCTTGGCCGCCATCGTCCGGGCCGTGCAGTTCAGTCGCAGTCGCCCGTTTCGCCCGATTGGGTCCCGCTTGCTGTAGTCGTTGCGATACCGCAGAATCTTGTCCCGGAAGGCGAGGAGCGGAGCGTACTCAGGGGTCACGACGCGAACCATGTTTCGCATGGAGATGTCCTCGGGTACGACCGTGCAGACGAAGCAGCCGAACCGGGAACCGCCGCAACTGGCCGTCCGCCGGTCGAAATCGAGCACGCATTCGCCGCCGTGGGCGCCCTGGTACATCTCGAAAAGTTCCTCGTTGCTGCCGCCCCAAGGCTTGGGGAACAGTCGCAAATACTCCCATACGTTATCGTTATCCCATTCCTGGATGGGCTGGAAGCTGATTCCTTCGGTCAGGCTGCCGCAGGTGCCGAACTTGCCTTCGATGGCGTGCGCCTCGATGCTGGCACCCCGGGCCTTCGATTCCTTCTTGCGGCTGCCCAGGAGTTGGAGAATGCGCCCACTCTTGTCGATGTTGGCCCTGACCCACGTTTCCGAGGGTTCGATCTTCAGGCGGCCGGTGCACCACCGGAAATCCTGGGTGGGTGCTGGGTAGCCCCGGCCGATCAGGCAGACCCAGAAGGATTGCTTGGGATCTGGCGTCACCTTGACCACCGTCACCGGCAGGTCGTATCGGGTCGCCACATCCCGCAGTTCGGCGTGGCACTTGTCCAGCCAGGTCGCCACCGCGGGGTTCTCGACCAGCGTGTCGGAGGAGACCACATAGACCGGCTTCGTCCGCTGCTCCGCAGGCAGGGCCATCAGCATCCGGTAGGTGAGTTGGACCACTGCGGAGGAATCCTTGCCGCCTGAGAATCCAATCACCCAGGGTCGCCCGTCTGGCCGCAGGTAAACCTCCCGCATCTCCGCTACCAGGGCGTCTATCACCGGTTGCTCGACCGGCTCATGGTCGAAGTCCATGCGGAGTTGCCGCAGTTGCCTGGCCGTTGGTCTCGCCTCCCGTTCACCGTAATTTCGTTCCTGTCAACCCGGCCCTTGGACTCCGTCCCTCTCCGCTCGGGTATCCCCTAGGGGTTCAGGCGGTTTTCCGCCGCTTTTCACGAGGGGGCACCGTCCGTACCTGAAGCCGTTGCCGTGCCCAGTTGACCCGGCTTTTGACCGTGCCTATCGGGATGCCCAGCCGTTTGGCGACTTCTTCGAAATGCACGCCCTCAGCAATTGGGATGAGACAGGCCGCTTCTTTGGGCGTCAGTAGTCGGCGGACCTCGGCCAACTCCTCACGGATGATTACCTCGTCCTCAATGCTTTGCGGGGTGGGGAGTGGCGCTGCAGTCTCCAGAGACACCGTTTGCGTTTCGCCTTGCTTGCGCCGCATGGTCCGCACCCGATCGTTACAGAGTTGCCCCACCACCCTGAATAGCCAGTGGCGGAGGTGCTGAGAGTCCTGGACGCTCCCGGCGTGACGCCACAGGCGGACGAACGTGTCCTGGACAATCTCCTCCGCGTTCTCCCAATTGTGAACGTAGTCGTTGGCGTAGCGTTCCAGCCGACCACGCCAGTAAGCCATCAGCGGTTCCCAGGCCATTTCGTCACCCGCCGCGAGCCTCGCCAGAATCTCCTCCATCTCCCTCTGCCCTCCCCTTCTCCCTTAGCCGAAGTTGAACTTGGGTTGCTCGATATCCGCTCCGACCCGTGCCTTTGCGATTCGAACGTAGTCGGGATCCCGCTCGATCAGTGTGCAGTCGAACCCTTCCGCTTCGGCGGCTTTTGCAGTCGTGCCGGATCCGCCGAAGGGGTCTAGTGGTTTGCCGCCCGGCGGAGTCACCAGTCGCACCAGCCAGCGCATCAGCCCGACCGATTTGATTGTGGGGTGGAAGTTGCGGGCCGCTCGCTTCGTTCCCTCAGCCTGGAATGTGCCAGGGTTCGCCTCGCCGCTTGACCAGTTCAGCGGCTTTTCCTCCAGGGCTTCGCAGCCTCGGTTCCTTTCGCTTCGGCTGGCCTTCGCGGCGTAGAGGAAGATGGCTGTCTGAATGTCTTCGGGCTCCCATGCGAACTGTGGAAAAAAGCGAGATGCTCCGCCTTGGTCCTCGTACTCCGCTCCGGTGTGGGTCATGCCATACCCGTTGCCCGGTTGCGCCGATGCTCTTGGTTGACCTTTCCGGCTTGCGCTTTGCCCGCTCTGGCGGTCCAATTCGAGTACCGGGCATCCTCCAGCACATTCCCAGGCTTCGACCGTCTCCATGCCATTCTCGTCAGCACGGTCGCCGTCCCACTTGCGGGTCCCAATCGGTTGGTCTGGGTTCAGAATCCCGCCCTTGGAGGTGCTACCGCCGGTCTGCGCCCATCCGCTGCCGCCCTTCACGGTCTTCGTCCCCGCCCTGCGGCAGTCTGCATGGTGGGTCAGTACCAGATTCGCAGGAAACCGTCCAAGCGATTCGGCCTTGGCGACGTTACGCCCGATGCGCTCATTCGCAGCTTCCATCGCTTCCTCGTCGTGCTTCCAGGGTCGATCCCATCCGTCCGAATCACTGCTTGTCCGCCCTCCATCGAGGCTTTCGCCGGGCTGGGTCTTGATTCGGCACCCGTCTATGTTGAGCGCCCCTACGCCATGCTTCAGGAGGTTTTCCGCCACGGTGTCTTCGCTCGGGGGCTTGCGGACGAGGAGCCACTGTTCTTGGGATGGCTTGATGTCCGTGCCGAACCCTTCCCACTTCGCCGCCTCGGGTGAGCCGGGCGCTGTAATGGCCTCCTGCTGCCCGGCGTAGTCCGGGGCGCTCTGGAATTGCAGCCCGTCGCTGCCTATGTAGGGGTTGCGCTGTTCTCTGAAGCCGATTACAAATCGCTTTCCGACCGGTGGCCCCCAGACGGTCGTGGCAATCACGCACCACTTCCAGGCCCATCGGTCTTTGGGAACGCTGGTCCAGAGCCGCTTTGCCCACCGTATCGCCTTTGGTCTGTGCTCCATCAGCCATTCGGTGAAGAGCATGAAGTCGATGGCTTTTGACACATCCAGGCTTTTCGGGAAACCCGAACCAAAAAGGTGTTGGATTGAATTACGAATTTCGAACCCCGCCGCCCGCAGGCCCAGCCCGGTCAGGTCCGCCGTCCGGGGAAGTGCCCAGACCACCCCGTAAGCGCCGGGCTTCAGGAGTCGCAGGGCCTCCGTCGCCCAGTCCGCTGTGAAGGCTACGAATCCTGCTTCCCACGGCTCAAGGGCGAGTACCTGCAGGCTTTCCAGGACGGCCCGGCCCTTCTCCGACTTCGGCACGTACTTGCTGTGAGAGTCCCACGCCTTGCCCATGAAGCTGACCCCCGCCGGCGGGTCCGTCACCAGGGAGTCGAACGACTCGGGCGGTAACGTCGGCATGATGTCCATGTTGTCGCCCTGCAGTATCTGGTAGTCCGTTGCGTTCGCCTCCCTTACGTATCCCCTCGGGCCTTCCGTAGTCGTAGTCTATTGGCAGGTCATCGTCCCAGGGGTCTTCCATGGGGACTCAACTCCTTTGGGGCAACGGGATGTTGAACCGCTTCGGGTCGTGTACGGCACAGAGGGGGTTGTGCCATTCCTTTGGCGTCAGGCGCATACTGCCGTTGTACCGGTTGATGTACCGGGTCCGACACTTCCCGTCCTCGGTGTAGCCCATCACCACCATGAGCATGGCGGACTCCTTGGCGTCGGCGTCGTGGATGACCGGAGCGCCCGGCGGCCACTGCACGGTGTTGGGCTCGTAGTTCAGACTGCCGCCGCATTCGGGGCACTTGGGCCACTCCATTACTCAGCCCTCCCTGCCCGTCAGAACGGGACATCATCGTCGTCGGTGAACTTGGGTTCGCTGCCCCCGGCGGGCGTCGTCTTCGGCCCGCTTGCATGTTCGCCGTCGTCCTTGCCCTTGTCCAGGAAGCGGACCGTGGAGGCGACTACCTCTGCCTTCTCCCGCTTCTGGCCTTCCCGGGTCTCGTACTGGCGGATTTGGAGCCGCCCTTGGACCGCCACCAGCCGGCCCTTTTGCAGGTAGTTCGCGGCGGTTTCGGCGGTCTTTTCCCAGACCACGCAATCTATCCAGTCCACCTCGTTATTGCCTTGGGGGTCCTTGGTGCCCCTGTCGACTGCCAGACGCAGAGTGGCAACCGCCTTGCCGCTGGTCGTATACCTGAGTTCCGGGTCCTTGGTTAAGCGGCCGATCAGGACCACTGTGTTAAGCATGGGTTACTCCTTCCTCTCCCCTTCTGGGGGCGTCGTACCGACCGCCATCCGTTGCGCCGCGAAAGCCTGCGTTGCCGCCGTTCTCACCGCCTGAAGGCGATTCTCCAAGTTAGCCGCCGCCGTCTTCGCCGCTTCACTGGCAGCCTGGGGATTGTCGTAGCCGACGCCGCAGCCCATCTCACCGGACCGCCCGATTTCGTAGCCCCACCGACCGGCGGTGAACTCGCTTTCCACGATGGCGACTGTGTACCGCCCGTCCACCTTGCCGACTACCTTGCGCTTTCGCTTGGTGCTCACTCTTTGGCACCCCCTTCCGCTTTGGTCTGACCAGGTTCGACTGAACCGGCAGACCGCTTGGTTGCCTCCGTTCGCAACTCCCGCATGAACCAGACCTGGGCATACGGGTAAAACCTCCGGAACACGGCGCTAACCGTCTCCAGGGAGACCATCCCTGTCATCTGTGCCTTCAGGGACGCCAGTTCTGCGGCTACATCCTTGTAGCGGAGTAGGGCAGGAAGGTCGGTGATATCGCCTTCGACCTTCGCCTCAAAGCGGTGTCCGTCGTATGTCCGCATGATGGCGAGTTGTTCGTCCATCTGCCGGTCGTTGAGCCGGTCGTAAAGAGGGTATTCGTCGTCCGACTGCCGCAGGGCAAACCCGAACGCTTCCGGTCTCATCCCTCGGGCGTTCACCTCGGCGATGATTTTCTGCTGCTCTCCCATAGCCCTAACCCCTTTCCGCTACGCCGTAGCCGCCGGCTTCTGTGCAAGTTCGTCTCGTAGGTGCGCCTGCAAGATGGGGAACAGTTCCCTGACGAAACTCCGGGCGTCCGGCGGGAAGTCCATGACGGCCAGTTCGTAGCCGTCTCGCTCACAGAACTCTTGCTGTTCCATGACCCAATGCATCAGGTCGTCAGTAAATAGCACGTCGTCCCAAAGTTCCTTGGCCCGGTCCTTGGTAACGGCTTTCTCGCGCCGCATTTGCAGGATTGCTTTTTGAACGCGCGCTTCGGTCTTCTTCACATCGAGGTGGTCCCGGTGGCTGATTTTGCCGAGGATGTAGTCCATATCCCTGGCGTTGGCGAGGAACTTCAGGAAGTCCCAACCCTCCGACACCGGCCAATGGTAGCCGTACGTACCATAGTCGGTATGCGCCACGAAAAGGCCCTTGGGGTTGAGGAAGAAGTAACCCCATTCGAAGCCGTCCTTGCGGACGAAGATGGTCCGTACCCCGTCCACCGTCTTAATCACGGGTTGCTCTCCCATGGATGCTCACCCCTCTCTCATGCTCGCTTTCCGCCGTGACGGATCGGCCGCTTTTCGTTGATGGCGTTCTTCGCCCGAATCACGGCCTCGGGGTCGATCGGTCCCAGGAAGTGGCCTGGCATGTCGTTGATGGCCCCGATGTCATCGCCCACCCGGATCATGATGTCGGCCACCAGCTCCTCGGCGAAGTTCTCCTTGTCGCCCGCCAAGACCGCCTCCATGGCCTCTGCGCTCTCCGAATCGATGAGGTGAAGCCAAGCCAGCATCTGCGTCTTGGAGCCTGCCAGAGGCTTGTCGATTTCGTCGCCCACCGCACACATGGCCGAGTGCATGATTCCGGCCCCATCCCAACCGAGAAGGGAAGTGCTGGCCTCTCGGAACGCCTCTAAGGCTACCGGCAGGTTGTCGCCCTGCGGTTTGCGGATGGCTTCCAGGACACCGGACAGAGCCAATTTCACGCCCGTCAACCCCGCAATCAGGAAGTATGCGTTGTCTGATGTGATGAGTGTGTCGCCGTTGTCGTGCCAACCGGCGGCCGTTGCCGTCCCGTAGGCCATCTCCACCAGACCGTTGATAGTCAGGGGCTTGTGCTCCTCGGTGACCGCCGCGGCCAGTGCCTTCACGCACTCGGCGCAGTCGATTTCCCAACCATCCCGGCGAATAACGTGGCCCTCAAACCGCTCTTTCCCGCATGCTGTTTCGTAGGAATCGTCTGTGATGCTGCTGTCCTTCGCGGCGTGGATGAATTGTCTGGACTGAATCGCAAACGGATACTCATTCATCAGCGTGTCGCCTCCTCTTCCCGATAGGGGCCGTTATGCAGTATCGTCCGGGTCCGGTACGTGTCCATGAGTGCCACCACCGCGGGGTCCATTTTCTGGCGCTGCCTTCCGAGCGAGTAGGTGCCCCTGTCGTGGTTTCGCAGCACTGTAGGCCGCAGTCTGAAAAGGGTGTTGTACACCTGCCGCTCCGTCCAACCGCCCGCCTGGGCGATATTCTCGTCGGTCGGCTCCAGCCCGGCGGCGATTTGCCGTTGTGCTTCCGCAAGCACCCGGAGGGGATTCGGCGGGTTGCTCGGTTTGCGCCGGGTTGGTGCGGGGTTGGCCCGTGCCTTTGGGCGGCCCAGTTCCTCCTGCACCAAAGCATTCAGATCCGTCATGGCAATAGGCTCGGGGGGTTTCTCAACTCCGGCCCGCCACCGTTCCCGCAGTACACGGCCCGCCGCATGGGTGGCCTGGTAGGTCTGGTTCGTCCAGTGCGACGGCAGGTTGTGGTGCGACCGCATGGTTGTAACGGCACTCCAGGAGCAGTTCAGGAGGGTGGCGGCGAGTCCGTCCGGGCATTCGGCCAGCACCTGACAGAGGACCGCTTGGGGTGGCGATTTCCAAGGTTCGCTCATGCAGGCTCCCTCCTCCGTGCCTCGGAGTCTCTGGCCGCCATGGACCGCCGGGCGAACGGCACCACGTTGGCCTTGGGCTTAGGCCGACCGATTCCGCCCGACTCGCCATCGGGGCGTTCTTCGAAAGTGGGGACCGCTGTGGGCGGTGCGGGATAATCACGCTTCTGGGCTTTGGCCTGGTTCGCTTCCCGTTCCCATCCGCTGGTCAGGTCAACCCACTCCAGCATTTGTGAGAGTGTGAAATCCCGCCGTTGCTCAATCGGGCGCCCCTGCGTGTCATACCCGATGCATCGGGTCACCGCGTAGCCGGTGGGAATTAACTTGCTGGCCATTGCTCCTCACCCCCTGGGTCGTGCTGGTCGGCCGCCGCAAACAGTGAGTTGGTCAGGCTTTCGATTTCCCGGGCTTCGGCACGAGTCCAGTCGATGGCGGGCCGACCGGCGGCCACTTCGAGGATGCGCTCCGCCATCTCCCGAACCGCGGGGTGTTCGCTCGTCAGCCGGTCCCACCGGTCCGGGGCGTTTGCACCGATCACAGGTCTTGCACCTCCTGCAGCCGCCGGGCCGACAGTTCTATGCGGTAACTGGGGGCCGTGTTGGGTACGAACACCGCCGCCTCTGCCAATCGGTCTACGATGCGCTCACCCTCCACGGGGTCCGCGTCCTCCCGGCTTTCCTTCTCGGGTGTCAACGCCTTCACCAGTTTGTCGGGGGTAAAGTTCGTGGTCAGCGCCATTGGCTTTTTCTTGCGGTAGAACGCGTCGATGATGGTCAGGAGCCAGCCGGCCCGCGGCATCGTCATTTTGTCGGCGCCCAGGTCGTCAATCACCAGCATGTCCGCCCGGCAGGCGAGTCGGATTTGCTCCTCGCGGTCGTCGGCGTCTTTCAGAGAGCCGATCGCCCGCAGCCAGCTTTGCCCGTCAATCCAGGCCACCGTCATTCCCAGGGCTTCAGCCTTCACCGCCAGTGCGTACACCAGGCTGGTTTTGCCGTTGCCTTTCGTCCCGTGGATTAGCAGACCGGCAGGGCTGGGGGTCGGCAGTTGTTCGGCAAACCGTCTGGCCATCCGTAGTGACAGGCCGAACCCATCCCGTTGTTCGAACGTGTCCAAGGACGTTTCCGCGTACCGCTGATCACGATAGGCGAAGTGCTTGTGATACGGCTCCTGCCGTTTCTGCGTGTCCTTGATTCGTTCGGCCTCTGCTTCGGCGGCCAATCGTTTGGGTTCGCACACCGGGCAGTGTCCGGGCAGTCGCCGGGGTTGGTCGAACAGTTCGAACTCCACCGGGGGGATAGTGGACCCGCACTCCGGACATATCGCCGTCAGGTCATCCTTTGAGGCACAAGGAGTCGTAGACAGAAGGTTTTGGAACGCTGCTTTGAGGGTTTCCCCCAGTGTTGGGGGCAGGGGTTCCTGGGGCCTTTCGCCCGCTTCCGTCAGGCCGTTTTGCCGCCGACGCTCCATTAGCAGGTCCTGGGCCGCTTGCAGTTCGTCCGGCATCGGCATTCCCTCCCGCATCGCGCTCCGCCTCAAACGCGGCATATTCTTCAGGGGTGCGGATTTCGTTGGCGGCGCACTCCGTCAGTACTTCGGCCACCCAGGTCAGGTAGTTGCGCCGCTTCTTCTGGATGGCCCGCTCGATAAACATCACGATCAACTGGTCGGTGATACCCGCCTGTTTCTGGAACTTGGTGAGCACATCGGTGTCCGAGGCCGATGCGTCTTTGACACACAGGTACTGATACGCCCGACCCCAGTTGTCTCGGAGTTCCTCCGGCAAAGTTTTCAAGCGTTCGCGCACCCCCTCTTCTTCTTCTTCTTCTGCAATGTCTTTAGGTATCTGTAATCTGTAATCTGGTGCGTTACGGTAACGGTCCTGTAACGGTTGGTGTAACGCGTTATTCTCCGTTACGGGAGCGTTACGCCGTTTCGGTTTTGCCTCGGGATGCGCATCTCTGTAGCGTTTCTGGCGTTCGGCGTTCGTTGGGTCCACATCCACGAACTGACGTTCGTTCCAGTTGGGGACTATCAAAACGCCGTCCTCCCGCCACTCCAGGAACATCCCCCTGCGAGTCACCGGACCCGGTTCCTGCATGGTTCCGAGGGCTTCGATCACCGCTTGCAATGGCAACTCAATTTCATTTGCGATGTCTATCGGTTCGGCCGCCAAATCCTTGTTGAGGAGCAAAACGCCTCTTGTCGGGCTGCGACTGGCAATTGACCATGCCCCGATAACAACCAAACGCTGCTGCCCGTTGAGCCGCTTGGTTTTCGGGTGATGGAAGAAGTCGTCGTAGAAGCGAAACCATCGGGACATCCTGGTCAACAGTCTCACCTCGTTTTGCGCCTGCGTTACGCGGGTCCGCGTTACGTAACACCAGAGTAACGGTGCCGTAACGCTGCGTAACGGTCGCATAACGCGTTACGCTGTCCATCTCATGCCGAAGGGCCGGGCGAAGAACGCCTGACCCCTCTCTGCTATGCACTCCGTGCCCGTCTCGGCACTGGCTGGAACCCCAACCTGGTCCACCGATCCGCCAGCACCCCGGCCTCATCAGGGTCGGGGGCCGGTATCGGCGTCCGCCCGTCGCTCACCCACCAGCCGGCCATGCCGCGGACCGTTCGTATCCGCAGGTGTTTTACCGGATCGTGGATGGTCGTCTCACCGGCATGCTCGTCCAGCCGGTCGAGAAACCTTTGTGCTTGTTCATCCTCCAGCCAGATGTTTACCCCATTCTCTCTTCCCCTCCCTTACAGGGGGACGCCGCTATGCCGCTGCCTTCAAGGCGTTGATCAGACCCGTCGCCATCGGGGGCGGTACCGCGTTGCCCAAAAGATGCAGGGCCAGTTCGTGGCTGTCTGGCAGCCAGTAGTCGGGTCTGAATCCCATTGCCGCCTGGCTTTCGGGGATGATCAACATTCGCATCCTGGACCCGTCAATCAAGGCGTGCCGGTCCCGCGTGGTGATAGTCCCGAAAGGCTTGTCCAGGCTGTGGCCGTTCATGCTGCCGCCGTAGTAGCTGATGGTGAAGCGGTCTCCGTACTCCTTGCGCCCGTTTGCGATTCGCTCCAGCGTGCTCTCCGCCCGCCCAGGCCGGTCGATCGGTGACCAGTTGCCAGCGTTCCAGTCCACGATTTGCGCCGCCGGGACGTACTTGCCAGGCTTCGGCAGGTCGAGGTAGAGTGCGTGTTTGCTGCGGGTCAACACCAGGAACATGCGAACCCGGTTCTGAGGCACCCCAAAGTCTGCTGCGTCAACGATGTGCGGAGCTACGGAGTATCCAAGCGCCCTCACCGCCATCTCCCAGGCGGGATACAAAGCCCACTTCAGGTACTCGGGCACATTCTCAATCAGGGCGACGGGCGAACGGTGGTACTCCAGAGCGGAGACGACCGCCCATGCGGTGCTGCGGGCCGCGTCGTGATGCGGACGATTCTTGCCTCTGGCACGGGAATGCCCTTGGCAGGCGGGAGATGCTAGGAGCAGGTCGTGCTTGGGGACCGTCGTCCAGTCCGCCTGGTGCAGATCCTGCGTTACGTGCTGCGTGTCCGGGTGGTTGGCCGAATGACATTCCACCGCGGCCGGCCAGTGATTGGCTGCCCATAGGATGCGGCACCCCGCCCGCCGTGCTCCTTCGCTGAAACCGCCCGCCCCGGCGAATAGGTCGATTGCATCTATCTCCTGCACATCAGTTCCTCCTGTCGAAAAATTCTCTGGTGGACCCCTTGCTAATATCCGACATATGTAGTACATTAACCTCAGTCCAACCGCAAGGGGTGACGCCATGGCAGACTGGACCGCCACGGAAGCCGCCCGCCACCTGAACCTCCACCGTGACACCACAAGTTCCGCAGCGAGGAAGGTGAGGGGCGCTCGTCAGGAACCACGACCCGGATCAATTCAGGCTCCCTGGGTTGCCTCGGAAGAGGCTTGGAGGGAGTGGTACCTAACCCGTAAACCCGCTGGAAGGCCACCGCAGGCCAAGAAGGAGGACTCGAAATGACGACTACTGCCGTTCTGCCGATTCCGGGTATCTGGACCCCGCAGGCTGAAGTCCTGTGCGCCCGCTGTGCCAAGACTGTGAACCCCTCGGAATACGCCCGGTTCCGCCCGGAGTTTCTCGCCGTCGCCGATCAGCCCATCGAAGCCTTGGAGTCCGATGAAGTCGCCACCACCTGCGACAAGTGCGGACGTCTGGTGGCGGTGGACGAGAAGGTCGGTCATGAGCACAACCTGATTCCGCTCCTGAAGGCTGAAGGGCTGGACGCCCGCATGGAACAGACGGGCGGCGGATGCTCTGCCGTGATCATCCCGGTTCCTGATGGAGGTACCCTTCAAATCACGTTGGTGGAGGAGGACCTGCCCGAACTTCGCTTCATCGTCGGGCGGTTTGACGGTAACGACGAATTCGTAGAAGACGACTATGAGGGACTGAACGTAAACGCTACGGTACGAAGGGCCAGCGAACTGGTTAACCCCAAGTAATCTGAATCTGCAATCCACTGCCCGCCTCGTCTAGGGGCGGGCTTTCCTGTTGTCTAGAAGGACCACGTGAGTTGGGGCGCATACGCCTTTACCTCTTTGCCTGGCTCCGAACCGATGAGCACCGCCGCTATCCGCCTTGCAAGTTCCACGGGGACGCCGTTACCAATTTGGCGGTATGCCGCGCTCTTGGAGCCGCAGAAGAAGTAACCGTCAGGGACCGATTGGAGGCGTGCGCATTCCCTGGGGGTGAGTCGGCGGGGAATGGTCTGCGCTTCGTGGGGGTTGTGGTGGTTCCCGGGCTTGCTCAGGCGGGAGTCTGCCGCCAAGGCGCCTTGCGGGCCTGTCCGCTGCTCCGAACTCCGCCACGGCTTCCAGAGTTGTTTACCGTCATCGTGGGTGGGTTCGTGGTTCATCGGTCCTGGATGTACCGGCTGGTTCGTGTGGTGTGCCGCTACTGTTGGGGCGGGTTCGTCCACTCGAAGCGGCCGGTGTCCGCTCTCCATGCCTTGGTTGCTGTCTGCCGGGCAGTAGTCGTTGTGGTTTGCCGGCAAAACCGGAGCGAGAATTCCGTGCCCTGTATCGGTCCTGCCCGCAGTGACCGTGTAAGACGGGGCGTCCATGTCCAACTCCCTGTGACCTATGTGGCCGTTTTCCTTGATGCGCTCCCGGTTGAAATCGGCGTGGTTCGCGTGGCTTGCGCCCGGCTCGGGCAAATCCCCAATGGCCTGCCGCACAGTCCTCCACGGCAGGTATCCGCTTCCTGGCGCTCCGTGCGTCTGAATGGGGTATAGTATTGGGTCCGGCAGGTCCGCCCGGATGCCGATTACGAAAACCCGTTCCCTGTGCTGGGGAACACCGTAGTCCGCTGCATCCAGCACTTGAGCCTGCACTCGATACCCGGCTCCGGTGAAGTCGTCCAGCACTTCCCGCATAATCAGGCCTGGTTCGCCGAGGTTTGCTGCTCCCGTGGTATACATGGCCTTGACGTTCTCCATGACGAACCGCTCCGGGTGTAGGGCAATTACCAACCGCAGGAACTCCTGGAACAGCGTGTTCCGAGGGTCGTCCTTCCAGGCTGCCGTTTGCCCGTTGGCGTGCGCTCGGGTAGAGTTGGCCACCGAAAATCCCTGACAGGGCGGTCCCCCGATGATGGCCCACAGTTCGTCTGGCACGACGCCTAACTGCTCGGGCGTGACTGTGCGGATATCTTGGCAGATGATGCGGTCTTCTCGCCCTGGGCGATTGCGCTTCCAGGTTTCGACGGCTTGCTTGTCGTACTCAACCGCCGCCGCGATGGTGCAGCCGGCCTGCTCAAACCCTGAATCCATGAGCCCGGCACCGGAGAAGAGGGACACAATCCGGTGTTCGTCCAAGTGGTCGTCCCCCTATCTCCTGCGAACTGCGTCGAAAACCTAAGATACACATCCACGGATGGACTGGCACACCGTGTTACATCGGCGTTACACCGGGTCAAGAGCGGGGCCGCTCAGTCCATCTCTGACGCGGCCGCGGCGTTCCATTGTTTCCAGAAGGCTGCCGCTACGGGGTCCGCCCGGTCAACCGTGTCGCCCGCCGGGGTAATCAGGTCCGGGATGTACAGTCCGGGATTGCAGTTGCGCCGGACGTGCTCTAGAAGGCTTTCCGGCGTATCCTCGGGCTGAACCATGAAGACCATCGGTATGTACATCTGCCTAAAACCGCCGGAAGTGACCCGCCAGGAACGCCACCAGACACACCAGGATAGCCCAGGGGACGATATGGATACCAACCCATACCCAGGCCCAGAGAGCGTCCTGCAGGAAGGTCGTGGACTCAACCTGTGCCGTCCGTTGAACCCCTCGCCGCAGGTTCTGGACCCCCGGCTCAAACCGCTCGGGAACTGCCATCTCATACACCTCCATCTCTTGGCCCGATGCCTCAGTCGCGCTCTCGTCTGGGGATGACTGGTGATGGTCTTTCCAGGAGAGGATGCTGAGACATCGGCCCAAAGGGGGGAAGCCTTGGGTTATGCCGCCCGGTTCCGCCGCCGAGAAGCTGCCTGCATCTTGCGCCGGGTCTTGGCTTTCTGGTGGTCGTGGCGGGCCTTGGTGGTCGTGCTGCGCTTGGACTGGGCCTTGCGATCGTGCGGGGTCTTGCTGTCGCCCATACCGCCCAAAACCGCCAAACCAGCCGTCGCCAGGATCAAAGACCGGATGCTTGGTACCATTCTTGACACCATCCTTTCTGCGATTCTCAGCCCCCTACTGGGGGCGTTTACCCTGTTCCTGCACCGTTCCGCCCGCCGGGGGTTATGTCGTCTCCTGTGGGGTCTGAGGCGTCTTAGCGGTTAGCCCAGACCGTCACCGCCACGAAGGAAATCGCCGTGAGTGCGCCTCGGGCCTTGCCGTGAGTCAGGAGCACATCGGCCACCATGGCGAGTCCGATGAGTGTGAACCCCATCCAGGGACGGTACCGCAATCCGCTCTCCTCCTTGCTATTGTTACCTCGGAGTCATGGGGCCAGGTCTGTGGTCACTGCGCCGGTGTCCGGGAGAGGGGGTCGGTCTCCTGGTCACCTCGCGTTAGGTATCCATCAGACCCAGCCCCACCGGCTCCGAGGGGGTAGTCGGTGGTCCCCCTGTAGTGGGGGCTACTCGGTGATGACCTCCTTGGCGCCGTTCACCCAACTTTCCTGGAAGTCTGGCGGAGGCGGGTCCTTGACCTTCTTCGCCTTGTCGGCCACGTCTGACCAGTTCATGTTTCCTGCCGCCCAATCGGTGATTTCGTACCCATCCTCCATGGCGAAGACCGCCTCTTCGGCGAAAACTCGGTCGTACTCCTCGCCAGACTTCCTGCCGGTGTCGCGTTCGGCGTAGAACGCCGCCCGGTTTTCGGCCACCATCTTGGCAGGAACTGCCCAGACCGAACCATCCGTCATGGTGACGTAGAGCCACTTTTCGGCCATCCTCGAACCTCCCTTCGCGTTCTTGGATCATTCTGGTCGAGGCTCACGGGCATTCCCCCCGTTAGCCTCGATGTTTAGGCGGCAACCTGTGTCAGCACTCTGCCTGCATCCGCCAGGACTGCTCGGCTTACGCCGGCTATCCGCCAGTTACGGCAGGTTCCGCCTATTGGTCGGGGTGGTCGGATTCGAACCGACGACCTTCGTGTTGGAAGACCGCGACGCTCTGCCACTGAGCTACACCCCGATGAAGTGGCCGGGCGCTCACGCGGTGACCGGCCCTGTGAAGACCTGGTGGAGCAGGATGGGGTTGAACCATCCCCGGACGAGTGTTCTAATCCCGCCCGGTTAACCGACCGCCCCGTGATGTGGCCGATGGCATGACACCGGCCACGCTTTTGCCGCTTAACCCCCGTTTAGGAGGGGCACCGCCACCGCGGCCTGCGGTGCCTCGATCCACATTTGATCAGCCCCCGTAGGGCCTTCCCGCACCGTTCCCGTGGTTGTGGGACCAGTGCGGGCCTCTTCGAACGCCGTCCTTGAACCCGTCCGGCCACTGCGTTTCCGCAGCGAACCGGTTACTGCCGGGAGCGAATCTCGTACCCCGGTTCAACCACGACTCCGGGAGAGTCACCCGGTAGAGTCGGTAGGACGGCGAAACCCAGGATCACGTCATGAGCGAACACTGGGCCTCACCTCCAAAGGTGTTCAAACTGGTTCCTGGCGGGATGCCTTCCGGTTTACCCCCGCCGTGGCCCAGGGGCCGGCGATCAGGCGTATTTGACCAGCATGTGTACGGTGGAAGCCACCGGAGAGCCACGAATCATGCACTCACCTCCCGAGTTGGGCAGTCTGTCGGCAGACCGGAGCCTGTCGGCGTGGAGTTCAGGAACGCAGAGGGCTACCGCTTCACAGGTCACCACCTCCTGCCGTTCCCGGCGATGGGCCGGGCTCACCGATGGACGCAGACCGTCATAGCCTGTGTCCATTCGTGGACCCGGGAGGGAAGGCGTCCCTCCCGCGGGTGTTTCAGACCGCCAGATCCAGAATCCGCCGCCGCCAGTTGGGGACCAGACCCTGAATGCGTGTGCCCTTCATGCCCAGCGAGTGCGTCACAATCGCACCGGCGCTCTCCATTTTCCGCAGGCCGTTGACCAGCGTGCTGCGAGTGAACTCCTGCGCATCCGCCAGTTTGGAGGCAACCAGCATTCCGGTGTCGCCCTCCAGATTCGCAGCCACCATGCGGACGCATTCGCGCTCCGAATAGGACATCGTTGCCCATGCCTGCTTTACCAGGTCGGGGCCGCCGGCAAGCTGCGTTTCGACATCTTCTAGCAACCTGCCAATGCCGGCCAGGAATTCCCGATTCCCTGACTGTGCCTGATGACGAGCCAACTGGACCCGTTCCAAAAGTGCTGCCAAGTTGAATCCTCCTTCTCCATGTGCGGGGCCGATGGGTTACGCCGTCTGAGCGATGGGCACGGGGAATGTACCCGCTGGCACGTAGCCAGGCACCTCGTAGCCGATGATGGGCAGTTGTGCGGTCTCCATGATGGCGTAGAACCGGATGCCGCCGAAGTTGACGCTGCCCTCCCAGGGGTACTCCGGCCTTCCGAACGGCTTCACTTCGATGGTGGCACCCGCCGCGTCGGCCATCTCCTTCAAGGCCGCGGCCTGGACGTGGTAGCCTTGCGTGGAGTTGAAGGCGGCCCACGGAGCCCGCTCGTCGATGATTTGTGCTGCCACCACCAGCATGTTCAGGTCCGCACTGGTCAGAGGCTTCCGCTCTTTGGTTGCCATTATTTTCCGCCCTCCTTTGGGGGAGGGAGTGATTACCCTCCCCCTGCCTTGATGACCGTTAGCCGTCGATTTCAAACTTGGGTTTCCGCTCGTTCACCGTGATGCCGGGGATGATTTCGCCGGTTTCGGGGATGGCGACCGTGCCGTCCTTGTTGACCGTGGCGGCGTCCTTGATGGCCGTCTTGACCGGCAGGGGGTCCGCCTTGACGAATCGAGGGGCGTTGGCTTGGAGCCACTTGCCCAGGTCTTTCTCGTCGCCGTAGACCCACTCGGGCTGCTGTTTGCGGAGCTTTGGCGTGCCGTAGGGAGTAGGCCAGGACTTGACCTTCTCGTGACTGGCCTGATGCATGGCCCGCATGAAGGCTTCGACCAGGGGCTCCAGGTTGGCAGCCTTGTGCTGCCACGGCTTGGCGGCGGCGTCCCGCTCGAAGGTCAACTTGGCGACTTCGGCCTGCAACTCCGCAATCTGCGCCTGCTGGTCTGCGATTTCGGCGTCGTAGGGGCGAGCAGCGAAGGCGGCCCGCTTCAGATGGTGAGCCCGCCGCTTCAGGGCAGCCAAGAACACTTCTTCGGGGATAATGGCCGGGACGGCGACGGGTTCGGCACCTTCGCTGACGGCGGCCCGCTCGCACGCTTCTTCGAACGCATCAAGGTCCAGAGGCAGGGGCTCCGTCGAAACCCCTTCGGCATTCGGATTGGCCACCATGGGCATGTCCTCCTAACTCGCGGCTTCGTTGTTGGTGGGTACCTTCGCCTGGAGCGCATCCCGAACGATGACGGCTTCGTGCTCCATCCACTGTTCAGCCGGTGCCCTCACACCCTGGAGAGCGGCGAACTCCGCCACGTCTTTCCGCATCATCCGGAGCCGACCGGCCAGCACCCGAATTTCCTCCACGGTTTCCGGAGTGGCGGGAACCCTGGGCACTTTTATTTCCGCGGGTGCCCCGTCCGAAAGCCAGGCCGAAATCACCCTTGCCAGATCGGCGCCGGGCTTGTGGAACAACTTGTCCGCGAGCGCCGGGCACCGGCTCTTGGTGATGAGCATCTCGTGTTCGAGGTTCATGTCGCCCACGATGTCAAACTCGTACTCAGCGCCGTCTCGGGTGATGGGCGCCATGCCCACCTTTTGGATGACCTTCTTGCCCTTGGAGTCCTCGGTCTGGAGGTAGTCCATCTTCGACCGGAAGGTAGCGTAGATGTGCAACGGGGCGCCGTGGATGGCCTCGATGAAGGCTGTGTGCAAGGGCGTCACGTCGGCCCAGGCTGCATAGTTGTTGCCGTTGCGCTTGGCCTTGGCGTAGTAGTCTACCAACTCCAGACAACCACCTTTTCCGCTCCACTCATGGGAGCCGGAGTCGATGGCCAGTCCGTCATACCCGCCCATGACGGCCGCGTTGATCGCCTTGATGTAGTTGTCGGGGTGAAAGTCCTCCAACTCCAGCACGTCAAAGGCGAAGATGTCGGCGTACTTGGAGAGCGAACCGTGCTCCGTGTCGATGGCGGCGACCTTCTTGCACATCACCGTAGCAAGCGCCAGCGCCGTGTAGGACTTACCGCTGCCCGCCGGTCCCGTGATGGCGACCCGAGCCTTCGCCTCGTGCTTGGTCGCCTTCTTGAACTCAAATCCCATGTTGGTGCACCCCCGTTTCAGTGGCCTCGTACCCCTGAGACCTTGTCGGCATTTCTCGTGGAAGTTCCGGCAACAGGACTCGCCTGAGTTCTTCGTAGGTCAGGTCCGCCTCGATGCGGGCACCGTCCGGGCCGAGGGTGAAGCTCCGATCGTCCCTGCGATAGGCCGTGCCCCGCACTCCCAGAATAACGGGCTCGTACCCGGCGGCTTGGAGGAGCGTGATCGCCTCCTGACGGTTCATCAGTTGGCGCCCCCTTCCGGCCCGGGCCAGTCGCACCCCGTGCATCCATGGGTGAACTCCATCCGCTGAACCGGCAACCCACCGGCCTCTTCGGTGCGCAACTCCACCGCCACCCACCGGACCCCGCCGCAGCCGCAGCCGCCGATGGCGTCCTGACCGGGCTTCAGTTCGTCCGCGTCTTCGGGCTTGATCACATCCAGATCGCTCACCGTCGCTCCGCAACTGTCGCAGTGATTCCGATGGAGGGGCCGGTGGTCCATACCGAAACGCATGGGGCCGTCTCGGTACACATCGCCGCCGCAGCCACTCCGCCCGCCGTGGTTTCCGATCCACAGCAGTTTTGCAAGCGCCACCATGATGCAAAAACCCCCTTCGCCTTCGTAGTCCTTGACGTGGGGGTGATATCCGGTATACCCTATGTATCGGGTTGTACCGGGTCACCGCGATTGACCTGGAACTCCTGGGGCGCCACTCTGTTACGAGCGGAGAGGCGCCTGTTTCTTTAGGCTCTGTTTGTGTACAGGAACTTTTCTGTTAACTGTCGAACGCTCCGAGACCGAGAAAGGGGGTGATGAGGATGCAACTGGGGCTTCCAGCGAAGGAACTGGAGACGATCTTCGAAAACTATCTGAACCGGGGTATCACAGGTGCCGAAACCCTGCAGCCGCCCATTGGCGATTATTCTGAGTTGGTGGGCTTCGTGGCCGCTCAAACGGGACGGGCGGTAGCGGAGATGATTGAGGCCAACAACCGCCAGTTGAAGGAACAACTGCGGGCGCTTGGTGTGCTACCGCCCAACCGCTGACTCACCGGGACCGGCCCGCCTGCATTCCCCGGCGGAAGGCGTCAGCATCGATCTTGCTGCCGGCCGGCTGCTTGGCAATCTCTTCACGCACAATCCGCCGAATCCAGTTCTCAAGCCACTTGAACAC